GCCGGAGGTTGCGCCCTGCGGTCTGCCGCCGCCAGAGAATGCGGTATATGCCGCATACATGGCAAGTGTAGCCTGAACGGCAGCGCTGGTCACGCCGCCGAGCTGGGCGACAAGGTTATTGAAATTCGCCTGTGCCGCTACAGCCTGCGCTTGCACGGTGGCTCGTGCATACTCAATGGTAGCGCTGTCTGCGTTTTGAAGCGCCGTGCTGAGTGCCGCTGCCGCACCCGCTTCCCCGCGCAGCGCCGCCTCCGCCTTTGTAATCAGCGCATTACCAGCTGCGGTGGTCGCCGCTGTGGCCTTGGTGATGATATTGTAGAGCTCCTGCTTGGCGTTCGCGTCGTCAAGCGCAGAGCCAAGCAGTTGCATCGCGTCTCCGACATCCTTGCCGGCGTCTCCCATTTTGGCGAGCTCTGCTTCAGCCGCCTCACTGCCCAAACTGATAAGCTCAAGGGCCTTAACGACGAGGGCACTGTCCTCGCCGCCGAGGCTTTCAACAAGACTGTTAAAGTGCTCGGTCGCGGCGTCCCAATCCTCCTTGGCTTGGGTGGTGGCCATCTGCTGCAAGGCACCGTTGGCCTCCAGCGTTGCCGCCGCAGAATCCTTCAATGCGCCCTTTTCGTCAAACAGGGTGTCGATAAACCTCTTGCCGCTCGCATTGGAAGCGTCTGCGGCGCTGGTTACTTCGTCAATTGCTTCTGCCTGCGCGGCATATTCCGGATAAAGCGCCTGAAGGGTGGAGATGTAGTTCTCTCTGTACTCCGAAGAAAGCGCCTCGTTATTGGAAACGGTTTCGATTTTTCTGTTATATTCTTCAGCGCTACGGATTGCGGTTTGATATGCGGCCTGCATTCCGTAAAAAGAAGCTTCCGTTGCCGTAGATTCTCGATAAGTCGTGACAGCGGGTTCGAGGGATGAAATTGCGTCCATTAAACCCTTGACCGCATATTTGTTCCATATTGCAGGGTCAGCCTCAGCAAGATTTGCGACCTCTTCGCTCATGCCGACAAGCCAATCATAATACTGTAGAATTAGCTGTTCGTTTTCCTTGGCGTTACGAAGGTTCGCAAATGCGGTCGAACCAGAAAAGAATCTTTCGTCGTAGTTCTTGTCGCCTTGAATGCCGAGGGCGCGTAACATATCAAACGCAACCGAGCTTTCCCCCGATCTGCCAGTCGAAGCTTCATGATACAGGGCCGCTGTAGCTTTAGATTTTGCGTTTCTGGCTTCTTTCAGCCCAGATTCTATATTGCTGCGGATTGCCTCATCAGCGTAGCCGGAAAGAGATTCTTTCGCCCCGTCTGCGGAAATTCCAACCTCTTTCAGGGCCTCGGCAAGGTTTTTCGCAGCCTCTGTTGCAACGTCGCCTTTCGTTTTAGACTGCTCATAAGCACCACGGAGTTCAATGAGTTTTTCTACAGCGTTGGCACTTTCCTCTGCATCTTCGCGAGCTGCATTAGCGGAAGCTTGAAGTTTCTCGGCGGTTTCTGCCGCTTCCTGCTTTAGTTTAGTATGTAGCATGATGGCGCCCGTGATGACGACAAGGACCCCGCTAATCGCTACACTGAGTGCAGTTTGCGCACCAGCAGCACTAAGTCCAACCGCTTCGAGTTCTTTTTCGGAAGCACCAAGAAGCTGAAGATAGCGAGGCAGATTCTTTACAGCGCCGAGAGTATTCTTGAAGCCGACAATCAGTTTCGCAATGCCGGACGACAGCGGCTTGATGACAGAAGTGAGAAGAACGACCTTTGCAATTAGCGCGACAAAGCCGTTATCCAGTAGCTTGACCAGCTTTTCGAGAAACTTGATCCCGTTCACAAGGGTATCGCTGCTGACCACATGCGAAACAAACTGTGTCCATGTGTTTCTGAGCCGCTTGAGGCTTGCCTCCCAGCTCTTGCTCATGGTTGCAACCTCTTGGTCGGCGCTGCCGGTTGCGGTCTTGATCTGCGAGAGCATTTCCTCGTACATGTCGTAGTTGGAAATGAGGGCGTTTAACTGGTTCGTGCGCAGCTTGCCGCCGAGCGCCATAACGATTTGCATCAGGTCTGCTTCTTCCAGCAGATTGTCCTTCTGCGCCTCGGAAAGCGCCTTAATCGCTTCCATCGGGTCGATAAGCTCCCCGGCGTTGTGCGCCGCAATCAGCGATTCGTCGGCATATTTCGAGATAACGCCCCAAAGGGTGTTCACGCTGTCCGCAGTGACCTTCGTGGTTTCGTCAATTTCCGCGCCGACGTCACCGAGGATATTCAAAAACAGAGAGCGCAGCGCATAGGAGGCCTTTTCGCCGCTCTCCTGCGTGACCGCCGTGACCGTGCCGAGCGCCGCCATCAGCTCATCAATGGAAACCTTCGCCATCGAGGCTGTGGAGGCGACGTTCGGGAAGCCTGCCGCCATCTTTTCAATCGAGGTGGCGTAATTGTTTTCAATCACGTTGGCCTTGTCAAGAACGGTCGCCAGCTCATCCGCGTTTCCGCCGAATTTGTATGCCGCATCCGCAGAGAGCAGGAATTTCGACGCAACATCAGCCGTCACGTCACCGACGAGCTGCGTTTTCGTCGCCAGCTCTGCCAGCTCCTCATAGTTGGAGTAACCGGCCTTAGCAAAGGCTGCCGCAGCGGCAAGGTATTCATTTGCCGCCACGCCGTACTTCGACGCGGTGGAATATGCGCGTTCGGAAAGCGTGTCCATCGCCGCATCCGTCGCGTCCGTGACCTTCTGAATGTTGATAATCTGCGTGTCAACATCCTTCATGGTCTCAAATGCGTCCGAAATCCCGCTTCTTACCGCAGAGATCGCCGCAAATTGGAGATAGGTTGACAACAGCGTACTGAAGCCGAGGCTTGCCCGGTTTGCCGAAGCCTCGCCCTTCGCAACCGCCGTATTCGTCTTTTCCTGCTGAATTTCAAGGTTTTTCGCCGCAGTGGCCGTCTTTTCCTGCTGCGTGGCAAGCCGCGCCTGCTCTGTCGCGGTCGCCGCGTGCTGCTTTGCGAGGTTTGCCTCCGCCGTCCTTGCCCGGTTTGCCGAAGCCTCGGTCGAAAGCCGCTGCTTTTCCAGCGCGTTTTCCGCCTTCGTGACCTGCACCTGCGCCTCAACGAGCTTTGTGCAGGCCTTGATAAGCGCGGTCGTATCCTTGGTCGCCTTGTCCAGTCCGGTGGCGTTGATTTTCAGCGAGATTGGCGTGTTTTTGAGCGCATTGACCCGGTTTTCCAGCTGCGTCAGCTGCGCATCAACGACTTGGACTGTTAATTTTACACTTTCCATAGACATACCTACCTATCATTTGACGTAGGAAACAAAAAAAGCCCCGAAAAACGGTTTTTCTCCGTTTTCCGAGCCTCTTTGCTCCTTGCAGTCACCAGCCTGTGACCGCGCTGCAATATTCTTTTTGTGTTTTCCTTTATTCTTCGTGCTTTGTGCCGATTTCCTCGTCGATTTTCTCGGTCAGCCACATTGTTTTGGTCTTTCCCTCGGCCTTCAGCTTCTTCGTGAGCGCTTCCAGCTTATCTCGCGGCATCGGAACGCTGAATTGCCCGATTGCCTCCCGTCGTTTCCGATAGTAATCTGCGCGACTTTTCCGCTCCATACTGCTACCTCCTGGCTTTCTGGAACCAGTATACAGCATTGCTAGCAACTAAGTCAAGGGAATATAATAAAATGGATAACGAATCAGGCGTTTTTTATTAAAAGCGCCGAAGCGCAGGCAATTATTGTCGTGCGTATTGAAGCCCAATGTGCAAATTTGGAGCATTTTGCTCAAAATTGGGTTGACTTTTTGGCGCAGATCGAATATAATACAGTTGCATCAAGGTTACCTTGTTGTGTTTTATCAAACCTATGGGCGAGGGCTTCCACCTTTCGGGAGAATCCGGACTCATAGGTTTTATTTTTTGAAAGGAGCAGACAATGAATCAGAAAGAGATAAGAAAAACTGCCATTTTGGTAGACGGCGGGTACTATCGCAAGCGCGCGGCCGCCTTGTGGGGAACAAAAAGCGCAGAAGAACGTGCAAATGAGCTATTCCATTATTGTTTTTTGCATATTTCTGAACCGGATGAGCCGCGCGATCTCTACCGAATATTCTATTACGACTGCCCCGGAATGACGAGACAAATCGTCCATCCGTTAACAGGAAATGCAATTGACTTTTCTCGTGGTGCCGGAACGAAATGGACGCGAGACTTTTTTGAAAAACTGGCAGCAAAAAGAAAGGTTGCAATTCGACGCGGGGAATTAGCTGAAAATCAGGCTGAATTCATACTTAAGCCTTCTGTCGTATCTGACCTTCTTAGCGGTCGCCGGGCGGTGTCCGACCTTACCGATTGGGATTTCCGTTTGGACGTAAAACAAAAAGGTGTCGACATGCGAATTGGGCTTGATGCAGCTTCGATTGCCGCAGGGAAACTTGCGAACCAGATCGTGTTAATCGCAGGAGATAGTGATTTCCTTCCTGTTGCTAAAATTGCTCGCAGGAGCGGCATTGATTTTATTTTAGACCCAATGAAGCAGGCACCGAAGGCGAACCTGCTTGAACACGTTGACGGGATTGAAACCTTTGTAGACATGATGTACCAAAGTGGGCAGGAATAAGAATCGAGCAAACAAGAAAACGAATTAAAATCCGTTTCGCCGCAGCCCGGCCATGAGCGCCTCCGAAAATTCGCCGCTTGCGGCAAAGCGGTGCTCCGCCTCTGCAACAAACGGTCGCGGACCGGCGCCGCCCATTAAAACGCCCTTTTCCACTGCCTCTGTCAGCGGAATCCCCGCCGTGCTCTCATCGTCCCCGTCGTGCCATGGCGGATTATCGACGATTTCCAGCTCCAAATCAGCAGGATTGTAGTGCGTCTCCATCACGTTCTCCGTCGTGTCCAGCAAGCCGCCGTCGTCGTACCAGCGGTCGCGAAACGCCGGTTCATACGCGTCATAGACCAATTCCTGCGCGGTGTCCGCAAGCCGCTGCTTCGCCGCCTCCGCAACGTCCGTCTGCATCGCGTCATCGATTGCGGCGTTGAGGCGAGTGCGGAACAGGAGGATGTCCTCATGTAAGCCCATATTTTCCCCTCCACGCGGTTTTTATGCGCCAGCCCAAAAGGATAGCCCTTTCAGGTTCGCGTACGCCCACGACCCCAAAAATGAGGTCGTGGGCTTTGTTTTGGGGATATCAGGCGGTAACGGTAACGTTCACCGCGAGAGTGAAGGTCGTGCTGCCGTCGGTGTAAGTGCCGGTCAGCTCTCCGTCGCCGGTAGCGCTGGCAGTAGCGGTCAGAACGCCGGAATTGTCCACCGTAACGCCCGTGGGCGCGGTCGTCAGCTCGTAGCTCATAAAGGCAGGGTCGGGGGTCATGAGAGAGCCGTCTGCCATCGCCAGCAGGAAGTTGGCCTTCGCCTTGCCGCCCTTGGGAACGGAAACAACGCCGCCGATGAGAACAAGCCCATCGATGTTGGCAGAAGCGTCGTCCTCGACCCAAACATAGTACGCCACGCTCGAGCCGGTGCCGCCGCAGTCCTCGCAGGAATCGGTAACAACCGCTTCCTCGGGAGTAAGGGCGCGTCCGACAAGGTGGGTGGTGTCGTGCGCGGTCTGGGAGCCGTCAATGCCGCCGTTTGCGCCGCCGAACTTCAGCAGCGGAATGATGACATACAGCCAACCGGCGCGGGTACCGCTGTTGTTCGCCGCGTTAACGTTGCGATAACCGGCAATCTGCGCGGTGAAATACTCGACGCGCGGGTTGAACTGGCTCGGAATTGCCGCCATCTGGGCGCGCGCCGTGCTGATGTAGTAGAACACCTTGTAGCTCTTGCCGCTGACTGCGGTGAAGCCGGAGATGGTGCCGTCCGTCGGGCTGATCTGGTACGCGGCTCCGGTCGTAGCGACGGGAGCGGCTGCGCCGACCTCCTGCACGTAGCACTCGATGGCGTTACGGGCAATACCGGCGACAGGGGTGCCCTTGGTGATGTCCGCCTTGAGCGTGTTTCCGGTTGCGGTTGCAGTCGTGCAGGTCAGCACCGGAGCGCCGAAGGAAAGCCTCGCGCCGACGTTGGCGGATTTCGCCCACAGGGAGAACGCGTCGGAAGCGAAGTCAACGGAAACGTCGCAGTCGGTCGGAATGATGGTCGCAATGCCGTTGCCGAGGCCGGAGCGGATGATGTTTTCGTTGTTGGAGGTGGTCACGTTGGCGGTGGAGAACTTGTCGGAATAGTAGTCCACATTGCCGGTCTTGGGGTCGAGGCACATTGCTTTACAAGTGCCCTGAAGATAAATGCTCTGGTCAGTAAAGGAAGGAAGTCCCATATAATTCAACTCCTTAATCTTGTGATGTGGTCGGAAGCGGCGGCGCAAAACCGCCGCTCTGCGTTTGTACAGCCTGTCCATTGGTGAATTCGCCCATAGCGATGAGCCCAAGGTCATTGCTCTTGCGGTCAAACCAAGGATTCGGTGTCGGGTTTCCGCCCTTCCACTTTGTCCCCTGTAATTCCGCTGTGGTGTAGATCATGTAGTCCATTGCGCGTTTGATTGCAGCCGCGCGGCGCTCAAACTTCAGGATTGGCCAGCGGTAAATCTCCTCCTCCTCCGTGCTTGACAGGGCGGCAACGGAAGAAACGAAAATTTCAATGCGGGCATCCAGAGCCGGAGCGTTGTTCGACTGCATGTCGCGCTTGGACTGCACAAGGTCGGGGTTTGCCTCGTCCGCTTCGAGTTCCAAGCCGTTTTGTGCGGCAATGATTGCGCGAAGTTTCTGAAACTTGGCAGGTGTGATTTCGGCGTAAGACCCATCCGAAAGCGGAATCCGCAGACATTTGAGCGTCTTCCTGCCGTCGGGGGAGAGCGCGATTTGAATCTGCTGCACCCGTTCGTTGATGTCCTTGCCCTGTGCAAGCCTAAAAGCCAGCGCAAGGGACAAAAGCGAACAGAAGAACAAATTGGTCGTCGGCTCTCCGCGTGCTGCAAGTGCGCTGTCCACCTCGTAATACGCTTGCAAAATCGGCATCGACATCAGTCTTACGTCCTTAAATTGCTGCTGCATGAACTCGATTGCCTGCCGCGCCACGGTAAATTCCTCGTATTCTTCCATTGTGATGGGAAAGAGCGTGGCATTTTCAAAGGCAATCGGCTCATACCTAGCGATTGCTCGCTGAATATTCCATGGAAGTTTGTCCAATCTAACTCTCCTTCCGATGAACCAAAAATTGTTTGTAAAACAACGAAAAGAGACCCATCGGCACAGTTTCCTGTGTCAATGAGCCTCTTTGCTCTCAACGGCCGCCCCTTCGCGGCCGCAGCGCTTGGCGAAATGCTCCGTCACCGGCAAGCCGATACGGTGCCCTCGCTTTTGCTTTCCATCCAGTCGATGGACAGTTTCACGACGCGGTACAGGTGCGACCCGTCGTCACGATAGGGCTGTGACCCCGCGTCAATGTGCATCCTGCGGTCAAAATTGACCACGCCGATGCCGGTAATGTTCACCCCGTGCAGGGCCGCCAGCAGCGCGCATTCCATTGCGTAGAGTTTGGAATAGGCGGTCGTTTTTGTCACTGCGTCCATCCCATAGAAGGTGCAAAGCTCAAAAATCAGCCCAATTGAAGCCTGAAAAGGGGAGTAGGGAATCACGCGCCCCACATAGCACTTCATCAGCGTCCTTGCCGTCAACTCCGCTTGCTGCCAGTATTGCTGTGCAAACAGGCGGTAGCCCTTCGGATGCTTGGCCTTCTGCTCGTCGGTGTTCAAAACCGGCTCGTTCGCGTCAAACAAGATCGACCGCTTCTCTGCGCCGGTCGGGAGCGGCTGTGCCAAGGGATTCGCTCCGTCGTGGTAAAGATATTTCATCAGCCGGACGCGCGGTCTTGCGTTGTCGTCCACGGGAACATAGCCGTGGGCATCCTCCATATCCATCAGATAAGAAAGAATCTGATATGGAATCAGCTCCGCGCCGTCAAAGCTGTTATAGCCCTCGTTTACCTTTTCGTAGGGATAGTAGGGACTGGAAAAATCAGTCATTGGCGTTCCGTCCCTTCGATGCCGAGCGTCCGTCGTAGCCCTTCAGGTCGCTTTCGAGCTTTTTCACGCTCTCGGCCAGCTCCTGCACGCGCTCCGGGGTAACTCCGGCCTTAATAGAAGCCATGATTCTGGTGATGGGGTCGTTCATTGCCGCCAGCATCCCGCTGATCTCCGCGCTGAACTGCCGCCCCAAGGACCAGTAGTCGCCCAGCAGATCGTAGCAGCGGTTTCTAAGCTCGGAATCGCCCTTCGTCCGCTGAATCTGGCTTTCAATGTGCAGTGCCGCCCATTTGTCATACTCCGCGTCGCTCATCAGCCATGGGTCAGCCTCTGTGCTGGCAGCCTCGACCGGAACGCCGAGATAGAGCCGTAGCAAAGCCGCCAGCAGATACCGCTCCTTCATCGCCACGTTTTCCTTGTAAACGTCCGGAAGCGGCACAATGCCGTCTGCGGTGATTTGCAGCTTGTCAAAGCATCGCCCCGCACACTGTGCGATAAACGCCGCCTTTTCCTTGTGCGGCACATAGTCGCGCGCTCCCTTGAGCGCCTGAATGATATCGAACATTTGCTCCATACGTTTTTCCTCCTTTTAAGCTCTGGTATGGTCACGCTCTATTATATCTGGTCGAACCGGGCAATCTCTCGACATTTCTGTGTTCTCCCAGCGGTTTGTAATGCGGCACAGGTATTGATGTGCGCAGTAGGGGAACGGCTTGTTAGCCTCAACTAACAGCTTGCAGTATAGGCTTGCGCTTCCCGGTTTTCTCGTCGCATAGGGACAGGTGTGCTTCATCTCGCGCCGCCTCCTTAAAGCCCAAGAAGGGCAATTTCTGCGCTCACGCTCCTGCCGTTGCACATTGCCGTCACAGTCAGCGGAGTAACGCTGCCCGCCCAGCACCGGAGCATCACCGCGTTCCCTGCGACCTCGGCGCTGTAGGCGGCGTTATTTGCGCCTGTAAACGCCCATTGCACCGCCGCGTCCGTTTCCACTCCGTTCTCAAAATACGCTGCCCTGAGCGAAACAGGAACGCCGTATGCGTCCATAGAGGCAGGCGGCACGGCATCAAATGCCACAAACGGCTCCTGTGCCTCGCTCACGGTAACGCGGAACACGGTCTTGACCTCCGGATTCTGCGCGAGGGAAACCAGAATTTCCGTCGCTCCCGCAGCCGCCGCTTTGAGATTCCCGTCTCGGTCAACCGTCACAATGTCCCGGTCACGGCTTTCAAACCGGTAGTCGATAGGATGCTCCCGTGTGTTCTCTACGGTCTCGCCGTTTCTCCGCGAGGCGACCGCCAGTTTGGCTGCGTCGCCGACGTAGAGCTGCGTCGCGCCGAACACGTCGAGCGCCCAAGAGAAGGTTTTCGCTCCGGCGACGCGACGCGCCATATCATCGATGTCGTGGTTCGGTTCTCCCACGCGTACCGAGAAGCGCAGAAGCCGCACCGACGAATCGTCCTCCGTGAATTCCGTTTCAAAGTCGCTGAAGCCGCTCACGCTGTAGACTCTCGACCCCAGAATCAGCCGCGTGTTGTCGTTGATCTGCGCCGTGTATTCGTTATACTGGCAAACCACATTGAAATAGCCGGACGGCACAACAACCGCCTGCTGCGAATCCGGCGCGTTGGCGTTGGCGTGCGTCGCCTCCACACAAATCGGCTCGCGGTGGAGGTTGCCGTAGTAGTCCAGAAAATTCCAAGTCGCGTTGCACCGGCGAATGATGCCGCTGGCGCTCACACTGGAAATATTGTCCGGGTTGTACGCCAGCCACCAGCTTCCCTCGACGAAAAATTTCGTCCCTTGCCGGATGTAGTCGTATTCGGGGTTTGCCAGCAGAACCTCCTTGAAATCGTCAAAGGCGCGCTGGATGGCGGCGGACGGACGAACCACATTGGCCATCCGCAGCTGCACGGAGATTTCCCGCAGCGGGTCATTCGGGTCAAGCCCTACCGTCTTTGCCGTGAAAAAATCCGAGGCATACTGCGCCCGCTCCTCCACAAAGGCGCGTGTCGCGTCCGAAAAATACGGATGTGCGCGGTCCTTGTACTCTGCGGGCTGGTTTCTCGAAGAAAAGCCGAGAATGCCGCCACCAGTCAGCAGCCCGTTTTTGATATTGTCCTGCAAACTCATAGCGACATCCCGTCCTTCTTGTTGTTTTTTACTTGCCCTTGCAGCAGCTCGTCTGATCGGTGTAGCGCTTATTGATGATCGCCATCCGGATCATGTCCTCGGTCAGATTCAGGTTGCCGTTCTCGTCGCCGCGCAGCACGTTTGCGTCCACCAGCTCCTGAATATCCGGCTGTGCCCATTCGGGCATATCCTCGACGTGTTGGTAACGTACCATATTTTCCTCCTCCATTTTCTCCGCGACATCCGCGCGGAATTTGTCCATTGTGTAGCCTGTGTTGAGCGCGTCCCACAGATGCTCCGGGTCGCCGTGGTTGCTGCCGAGACCTCTTGCGTGGCACTCCTTGTGCGACAGAATCACGCCGTCCTCCAGCGGATTCCAGCCGTTTTCCGCGCAGAGCTGCGCAAACAGCTCCACCGCCACAGCATAGGTCGCCTTGACAAACGCGGTCGCCTTGGCGTAGTCGTTGATGTGCAGCTTGTAGCCGTTCTTCGCGTCATACCAGATGCAATCCGGCTCCGTCATCTCCACACCGACATGCGTGTTGTTTGCGCTGCCGCCGACGTGCCATGCTCGGTAGTTCCACGGCATCGTCTGTACCACCAGTCCGTCCGCCTGCAAAACGGCATGGACGGATGCCTCTGCGTTGGAGCGGTTGAAGTTGTTGGCAATCAGCTGCGCCGACGGCTGCGGGCATCCGATGCTGTGCAGGACGGCTCCCTTCGCGCCGTACCTTTGGAAATCGGCATACCGATAGTCCTGCTGTACCTCATTGGCATAGTAGCTCGGATTCTTGGTGGTAAATTGCTGGACGATCTTCATTGCGTCAGCCTCCCATTTTCTTGTTGTACTGTGCCGTGGAGATGCCCAGAATCACGCCCAAGAACGTGTCAACTGCGGTGATTGTGCCAACCACCTGCTCGGCATAGGGGAAGCCCCAAATTCCCGCCAGCGCGAAATACAGCGTTCCCAGCGCAGGCAGGAAGATCATGGCAATGTACTTCAGAATTTTGTACAGTTTATCGTTCATCATGTTTTTTCTCATCCTTTCCGGCTTTCGCCCGTAATTTATCCCTCCACAGCCGCCTTAGCGGTGCTGCAAAGCGTGCATTGCGTGGGAGTGTTCTCAACGCCGCACAGGCATTTCCCGCACACCCACTGTCCATCGTGTCGGAACAGGAGCTTTTTCTCGTTGACCGGCCGTTTGCAGGCCATGCAGCGGATCAGGTGCTCTTGCTCGTCGTAGAGGACCGTCCCGAATTGGTATTCCTTCTTCATTTTTCCGCTCCCTTCGCCCGGCTCACGACGTGACCTCCCACGTCCTTACCTCAAGATAGATTTTGTCAATAAACGAGTTGCCGCCCAGTTTTTTGTATGCTTCGTAAAGGTACACGAAGTTCTCATACTCATACTGCCGTATCTGTTGGGAATCCTTGTGCTTGTAGTAGATTCGCAGCATCTCGCTCCGTAGCAGGCATTTCGTCCCGCTCATGACCTTGCTGATGCTCACGGCGCAGGCGGTAATCGTGCTGATCAGCGCGATCAATTCGCCGATAAGGGTTAAGATTTCTCGAGCGCCCAAACGCAACGCCTCCCGTAAGTGATTTTAGATTTGCGCCGTTTCTTCGGCGACTTCGTTGGAGCCACGAACATGGGCAGCCACCTCCTGCGCAATTGGTTTCGCTGTATGCCCAGTGCCGCACAAGGCGGTCGTCGAGCTGCTGCTCATGTAAGTAGATCATTCGTCCCTTTCCATCCTTCCTTATGCCGAATACTCCGACAAGGGCTTGATTTGCGCCGCATAGATCGACCAGTTGGTTGCTGCCTTATAACTATCCACCAGTGCATCGGGAACATAGATGTAGCCTGTCCCATCCGCAATAGGAGTGGATTTAAGGGCGTCGCCAGCGCTAGTACTGTTGCTTAATTTGCAAACTGCCTCTGCGTTACTAAGCACAAGTGCAGTGAGTTTGGCACAACCCGCAAATGCCCTTCCACCAATGCTGGTTGCTTTGGGGAAGCTTAGCGTTCTGAGCTGATTGCCGCAGCCGGAAAACGCGCCTTCGTCAATATTCGTTGCCAGTGGGAAGTTTGCTGTTCTTAAATTCCAGCATCCGTCGAATGCGCTTTGTCCAATTTTCGTTGCTTGTGGACAACTCACAGAATCTAAATACTCGCTGTACTGAAATGCAGCGTTGCCAATGCTTGTTGCTTTCGGGAAACTTGCCGACCAAATATACGAGTTGAAGTAGGACGCAAATTCTCTAACATTGCTTGCGTTGCTTGTAATCATTGGGAGGTTTCCCTCAATGAACGCGTCGAGGTCGCCACCGCCGCTTTCCAGCGTGCCGACCACGCCGCCGATGCTTACGCCCTTCTTGATGTTCTCAGGAAGCATCGTCGCGGGTTTTTTTACCGTGACTGCGCTCAGGAATTTCCCGGCATCAGGGCTGACCGTCTGGTCGCCGCTCGGCATGGAAAGCTCCACGGTCTTTGCCTCGGCAGGAACTGCCGCAACCACAACGTCGCCGGTGGTGTATTTCCCCGATGCAACGGCGGTCTGCTCCGCCTCTGTCGGCGTAACCGTTTTTTCCGCTTGGGTCGCAAGCTGCATGGTCGCCTTCTTCGTCCCGGCGGCAACAAGGCCTGCGGCCTGTGTCGCCTCTGCCGTGACCTCGCCGGTCGCCGCATTGAGCGACAGGGACGGCGTAGCCTGCTCCACCGCCTGATGTGTATCCTTCGGAATGCTGTTGATTGCCTCGGCAAGGTTTGCGACTGTTTCGCTTGCGGGAAGCGTGCCGCCCTTTTCCTCCACGGCATCATAAGCCGCGCCGACCGCCGTAATGATGCGGTCAATTTCGGTCTGTACACTCATAAGTAACCTCCTCAAATAGCTGCAAGAGCCGTTTCAATTGCATCGGTGAGGCTCACCGTACCGCCGGATGTGTAGCCCGCCGCAATGGCGACGGAGGTCGTCGTCAGGCCGTCCATCGTCTTGGACACCGCGCCGTTGTTGGGCATCGTGCCCTCTACAAGAGCGCCGGAGGCACCGTGCGCCGTGGCGCCCTGCAATAGCTTATCCGGAGTTACTGTGTCGGAGGTCAAGTCCAACACAGTTTCTCCGTTGATAATCACTTTGTTCGCTGCCATAGCGGCCTCCTTCTGTTAGTGTTCGCTTGGCTGTTTAGCCGATGGTGACGGTCTGACCACCCTGCGTATTGTCCACGTAAGCCACGGGAATTGCGCTGACTGTGACCTGCGACAGGCAGTTGTAGCCCTCATCGGGAAGAATCTCCTGCGCCGCAAACGTCGGGGTGACGGTCTTGGCCTGCGGCTTCATGTCCTCAGAACCGCTCATCGAGCCCTCAACGCCGAGGATGGTCACGCCCTCGCGGATGTTCGTGGCAATGATCTTCGCCTGCTCGGTCGGGTCAATCTGCGCCTTGCCGGAGCCGTCGTGGTAGCCCATGGGGATGGCAACTGGCGTGTCGGCCTTGGTGATGTTCAGGGTCTTTGCGCCGTTGTTGGGCATCGTGCCGGTGATTTTCTGTCCGGACACATAAGCGGTCTTACCGAGCAGGATTTCCGCTGCACCGGCGGTGGCATCGCTGGTGTCTGCGTCAAAGGTGCTGGTGCCGGTGATTTGTGCACCGGATTTGTCGTGGGCGGTGTAGCCCTTGAGTAACTTGTCAGCGACTACGGTATCGGCAGTTAAGTCGATGAGCGTGGTACCGTTGGCAAGCACGACCTTGTTTACGTACTGGTTAGCCATTTGTGATTCCTCCAATAAAAATAGTTTGGCCGCCGCTAGGATTGCTCGTCCTAGAAAGGCCGATGGGATTTACCGAAACGTCCTGTGTCAGGAATTTTCCTTCCGTCGGCAGAACGGTAGGGTCGTCAAAGATGGGCGATACCTCGTAGGGGCCTTCGTAAATCGTGCCGCCGCCCGAGATCAGACCAATTTTCCCGTCCACCACGCCCAGAACCTTCCCGTTGTCCTCCTCGGTAACGGTCGGGAGCTGATTTTCTGCATAGAGCTTTTCATCTTCCCCAATTCTTACGGGGACGGTATCTTGCTCGGTCGCGGGGTCAGCCTTTACGCCGCCCAACTTGTCGCTCGTTGCCGGAGGAAGCACATAACTCGACGGCAGCCCACCGCCAAGCGTCTGGATTTCCACCGCGATTTGCTCCGGCTTTGGCTCAATTTGCGCCGGAATCGGCTGCGCGTCTGCCGTTTCGGGCGTGGACAACTGCGTCTCGCCGAATGGCGTTCGGAAGATCGTGCCGTCAACGAAGATGCATTGCCGTTTCGAGGAAAACGTCTCTCCGCTGGCCATTTGAATCTGCGCCTGATAGTAGGTTTCGCCCTGCGGCAGCGCGTAGCTCTGCGCCTGTGTCACCGGGAAAAGCCAGTACCCGCCGCTGTAGCGGAGCCGTCCGCCCGGCCAGCTTGCCGTCAGGTTGCCCAGCCCCAGCCGAACGCTGGCAACGTTTTCGTTTGTGATGGTTGTTTTCCCGCTTTTTATCAGAAACGGGATGGAATAAGCCGAGCCCTTCAGAAAAACCTCTGCCATTTCAGCACCTCCTAAATCAGTGTGACGCGCGGGGGCGCTTTCGGCATCGTGGCGACGTATGCGCAGTTTTGCTCATACTTCCGAAGCTCGTCCTCAAAGATTGCCCTGCTTTCACTGCGGCTTTTGGATGATTTATCTGTGTAGTTCGCCTCGTTCACGGTTTCAAAGCTTGCGTCGTGGATTTTCGGTGTTCTGTTCAGCCAGTCTCGGTCAAAATGCTCGTCCCACACCACCGCCACGGCCAGCGCCAGCAGCCGCTTTTGCGTCAAGGTCAGGTCTTGGAACTGCCCGTCCGTGTAAAAGTCGATGCTGTAGATCACGCCGCTTGCGTCCTGCGGCGGGAACGTGATTTTGCCGCTCCCCGCGTCATAGGTTGCGTTCGGATATGCAATCGCGCCGGTTCCGTCCGGCAGGAGCATCGACACGCTCATCAGCTCAAAGCCTACCAATCCGGTAGATATTTCAACCTTCTCGCCGGTGGTGTCGTTTTCCGATACTTTCCATTCCAGCGAGGCGTATTCCGGCTCCACCAATCCGCTTTGCATGTGCTGTAGCAGCTCCGGAGGACGGCAGAGCAAAGGAAGCGCCATTGTGACATAGGCGGATTTCGCTCGGTAGAACTCTGCCGCATTGGTCGCAAGCTGCTTTCTCCACCGAATATCGTTGATAACCGTGAGCGCTGCGGTGAGAATGTCGCTCCAACTTGTCGTCACGTTGGTCACTTCCTTTGAAATAGTCTTATTTTTATGGGGGAATCGCGTAGATTTGCTTACTTCTTCACGAGTTCCTTCGCAAAATCCTCAATGACCGGCTGCAAAAGGCCGCCCTCAACAATGTGGGTCGTCAGCGCATTTACCGCCTTTACGCGGTCAAGAGAGAGCCGGTTGTCCTTGTCCACCCGCGCCTGCGTGATTCTGCGGCACACAAAGCGCTTGTGTTCGTCGCAAAGATGGGAAACGATGTCACACAGCTGCGCGGTGTCAAAGTCCAGCATGTGGTCAAATACGCGCTCAGACAGCACCTCGCCGTCCTTGTAGTCGCAGTTCCAGCGGATTCTTTCGTCCTCCGTCAGCCCGTCCACCACCAGAATATGGCGCTTATCAATCAGGAGCCGTGCCAGCGGCGACATGAACTTGCCTCCAAACTCCTTCTTCGGGATTTCCAGATACGAATTCGGACGCATCGCGCCGTAGCCCGGAAGCTCCAACTGGTTCTCCTTCGATACCTCTGCGATAAACAGCACGGTAACAACGCTGTCGCCGGCCGTCTGCGCGGGGAGCGGCGCGGGAGCATAATTCGCGATCGCCTGTTGGACTGCCGCCGCGATCATGGCGTCCAGCTCGGCCTTCGTGTAGGTCTTTTCTGCTGCGGGAGCCGCCGTTTCGGCGGTTTCCTTCGGCGCAGCCGTAGTTTTCTTCGTGTAGGTTCGCTTCGTTGCCTCTGCCATAGGTTTTTACCTCCTCAACTATGGTGAAAATTCGTTTTTTAAGTGCCGCTCGACGGAGTCGAACCGTCGTGCCTTTCTGTACTTGCCGAAAGGAGACCATCCCAGAGCGGCGGATAGGGGAGGGCGGTTTCCCGCCCTCCGAAAAAGGCTTGGATTAGATAACGTTCTGGATAACGGCGACCTTGGAGGCAAACACCGGCTTGAAATCCATGAGCGTGCTCATGTTGATGCTGATCTCGAAGTCTGCGGTCTCGGACGGGGTGTACTCCATCGCGACCGGCCAGCCCTCGGCAATCGCGCCGTAGATGGGAGCCATCGCGTCGCCGACACGTGCGGTAATGAACAGATGCTTGTCGAGGTCGATCATCGTGCCGGTGGTGTTCACCGTGCCGGGAACCATGGCAGGCATGATCTCGAACAGCGGCACGCGGCCAACCATGCTCACGAAGCCGTTGCGCATCCATTCCTCGCCGAGCTGATAGGTCAGTGCAGCGTCAGAGGCGGTCCCGGAGGGCAGCACCTTCTGGAGGCTTGCGTAGTTGCCGAACGCCATCAGCTGCTCGCGGCGAACGCCGTTGGCAACCGCAGCGGCAGTGGTCGCGGACGCCCAGTTGGCGGAGGTGTAGGAGTCGAAGGTCAGGTAGGAGGGAACGTACATGGTGTTAGTCGCCGCGTTCAGCAGCGCCTTGGTGTAAAGCGCGGTGATCTTGCTCCACAGGCCACGGATAATGGCGGTGTAGTACCAGCCGGCGTCCATGCCGTTGTCCGAAGCGACGAGCTGGAACCACTTGATGGTGCCGTTGCAGACGTACATCTTCGGGTTGAGGGTGATGGTGTCGCCGTACAGGTAGTTCTTGGTGGTGCTGTGGCCGGAGCCGGGAGCGCTGTCCTCCCACAGGAACGCCTCGTTGGACTGCACGTTGATTTCAACCGTGCGGCCAACCGGAGCGCTGCGCAGATTCAGCATCTGGCCGCCGAGGTCGGAAATGACGCTGTACAGAAGGGGAGATACGACCTCTGCGTCAATGTAGGACATCGTGCGCAGGAAAATCGGGTCTTTCCAGAGGTTCATGTCGCTCTTGACCGCTTCCACGTTCTCCGGAGCGGGCTTGCCGACCGCCGCGTAGGCCTTGGTCGCACAGAACAGGAGCTTCTTCTCCATGTGCTTGCGGGCCGCAACGTCGTAGCTGCCGCCAAACTGCGCAAGGCGGGAAACGAAGCCCTTCGGGTCGAGCTGCTTGCCGAGATATTCGGTAGCGCACAGACGGCCGGAGGCAATCAGCTCATCGCGGCTGATTTTGTTCGCGCCGGTGCCGATGGTCTCGTCGTTGTTGCTGTGATAGATAAAAACATTGGTGTCAAGGCTGTTGAGCTTCAACATATTACTTCACTCTCCTTTTCTCTCAGGACTTGGCTGCCGCCGCGCGGCAAACCTCGCAGACATAGCCGTTAAATCCGGCGTAGCGAGCGCCCTTCGTGAAAGGCTTGCTGCGGAGGATTTTCAGGTACACGCCGCTGCCGTCTGCGGGTGCGGTCTTGGAGGCCACAAGCAGACCGTTGACGATGGTCGCATACAGGAAGGTGCTGTCCGTGGGAGCGGTCGAGAAGTCGCCAACGCCCCACGTGTACTGCTCGCCGACAATCAGCTCGGTAAAGTCGCCGCGCTCGCCTGCGGGAAGCTCAAGGCCGAGGGTGTTCGCACCGGCATAGTAGGTATTGCCGCCGATGGTGCCCTGCTGTGCGTTGTAGGAATTAAAGGCATAAATGCCGGTGTGGTCGCCCAGACGGTCGCCGGAGGTGCCGGCCGCCGCCGCGATAAAACGCCACGTGTTGCCGTTGAGAATGTCAGCGCCGTTCGCGCCCTTGCCCTCGTAGCCCTCGTTCGCAGCCAGCTCGGAGCGGGTGCAGAGGAAGCCGGCCGGGCAGATGTCGGGAACGAAGGAAGTTCCGGTTCCGCTGCCGAAATAACCGGGGACATTCTGGATGTTGTTTCTCGTGATGTTGCTCACGGAAACCTCAAATGCGGTTTTAGCGATAGAAGCCATAGTAGATTCACCCTTTCATTATTTCATGAGGTTGTTGTAGATGTTTTCGATTTCCGAGCCGGAATTCGTGCCGTCCTTACCGGCAACCTCGAACGCGTAGGTTTTCTTCTGCGCGTTTCTGGTCTGCTCGGCGTTGCGCTTGTCGATCTCCATCTGCTGGCGCATGGCGCGCTCGCAAACGGCATCCTCGGCAGCGCGGTCGCCGCACCATTCGCCGGCCTCGTTGCAGATTTCGTTGAAACCGCCTGCCTCGGCACGTTCCAGCACGGGCTTGATGATCTCAACGCTGATGCGGTCGATCTCGTCGCGGTTTTCGTTCAGCTTTTCGAGGAACGCTTCGGCAGCGGCCTTTGCGGCGGCCTTGCGGCGCTTGTCCTCGGCCTCCTGCATCGCCTTGACGCTGTTGTTGGCGGCGGCAAGGTCAGCCGTCAGCTTCTCATTCTGCTCGCGCAGGACGCGGTTCTCGGCGGTCATGGGCGAAAGCGCCCGTTCGATTGCGTCAAAGGCATCTACACGAACACCGCAAGAAAATTCCGCGCTCACGGAGTCTCTGTGGAAGCCCTCGGGGACAATGGTGTCCTCCATGCCCGACATCGTGTAAACAATGGGAGCGCCGTCCTTGTCAATCATGCAAACATGAATGCCATTGTCGTCGCTGCCCGCTGCCAAAACGGTGTGCTCGGCAAAGCGGCTCTGAAGCTCCTTGAGCTGGTTCTTACTGAAAAGATTCAAGGTTTTCACTCCTTTTCGATCTTGATGTTGATTGTTAGGCTTGCTGTTTGCTTGGGGTTTGCCGTTGTAGGATGCAGCCCGGACCTTTAACTCATTGAACTGCTTCATCTCCTGCAAGGCGGCTATGTGAGCGCCTGCGACTGCCGGAGTAACATGGTCGCCTAAAATGGTTGTGCCGAGGATTTTGTATTCCTCCTCTACCTCGACGTCGCCCTCCATGTGGGCTTTCGTCACCAAGGTTTCGATGGAGATGCTCATGCTGCGCCCCTGTCGCGCGTCACGCTCAATCTTTTCCACCAGCTCCTTGGCGTACCATTTCCACAGGCGGCCTCTGCCGACAATCCATGTATGTCCGTCCCTCTGCTCAAGCCGTACATCGGCTTGGTCATCGGAAAGAGCGCCAACAATTCGTTCTGCGGTCGCGCCGGTAAACGACGGCGCTTCCTCTCCCGTTCGCGGGTCGGTTTCCATGCGGAAATTGTGTCCGTCGCCGATGCCCTTGCCGCCGTTGGTATAGGCAATCAGGATCGGCGTACCCGCAAACAGTGCTCTGTGCTGTTCCAGATTGATGTATTTCCAGTTGTTCCGGTTGACGAGATCGTTCAAAAGCCAGATTTCCACGTGGAAATTGAACGCATCGTCTGTCGAAAGGAATCGAAATTCGCCGCAAAAGCTCCGGTAGCGGTCGCCTCCGGCCGGTTTCTTAAAGGGCATTACGCATCAGCCTCCGTTTCTTCCTCGTCCAGCAGGTGCAGCACCCAATTGTCAAACGAGCTGGCGCTCTCGGCTTCCTCGTACATCTTCCATGCGTACAGAAACCGCTCGTGCCGCTGGCTGTTGGCGATTTGCAGATTTTCAAACTGCCGCGCAATCGCCCAAGCGTTCTGCTCGTCGCAGAGGCGAATCAGCGTCTTGAGCTTCCGCTCGATCTCCTCAAACACCCGCATTGCCATTTCAAAGCAAGTGCCGATTTCGCCGCCGTCCGACAAGCCGACGCCCGGAAATTCCGGTGTCGCGCCGTAGTCCTGAATCACGTGCCGCTGGTGCAGAATGTCTCCGATCACGTCAAACTGCGTCGGGAACCAGTGTGCTGTACGGTGGAACATCTCCGAAAGATGCACCAGCCCGCCCTCAATGAGCAGCAGCTCCTTCATCTGGTCGAACCACCGTGTGCCGGTTTCGTAGGCCTCGGTAGCCTCCCGCGCCGGTTGCCGCAGAAATTGCCATCGCGCCTCGTAATCTCTTAAAGCCATGTGATAATCACTTCCTTGGTTGAATAATCTGTGAAAACAACAAAAAAGAGACCCATTAACACAGTCTCCTGTGTCAATGAGCCTCTTTGCTCTTCACAGCCGCCCATTCGCGGCTGCATTGCACTATGTAGTTTATGAATTCCTCGGCAAAAGCCCCAGCTCTTCCAAAAGGCCGAGCAGCCTTTCTCGCCGTTCCGGGTCTTTCAGCGTGTGCCGAATCATATCGGTGATTTCCTCTAACGAATAGCCCTCAAACATACCGCACGCCTCCAATCAAGCGCCGAGGCGCATCATGCGGAACAGTTCGCGCCCTTTTACGGTAATGAGCGTCTGTGTGCCGCTCCATTTGGTTTGGTTGTTGAAGGTTTCTTTTAATACAAACAGCCCGTCGTTCTTGCTCTCGCATGGCAGGAGCTGTCCCTTTTTCCCACGGTACAGGTATCTGTGCTTGACCAAATCCGCTGTGAACTTCCTCGGCGCTACGCCCAGCTCCTTCGCCGTCTCGTAAATGCCGGTCAAGGTTTCTCTGTCGCACAGCTCATCGAAGTATTCCGCTTTCGGCTGCATGATTTGATTCTGTACCGTCAGGTCGGCAATTCTCGCCTCGCGCTCTGCAAGCGTTTTCTGCGCCATCAGCAGCGCCGAAGCCATCAGCTCCGCCGGTGTCATGCTTTCCTGACCCGCGATATACCCGCCGTTCTTGCGGATAGAGGGGAGAACTTCGGATGTGACCCAGCGTTTGAACTTCTTTGCCGCCGGAAGCTTGGAACTCATGATAAGCGAGTATAACCCGCTTTCGTTAATGAGCCAGCCACCGCGCTGTCCAAGATTTGCAGAAAAACTCGATAGCGTTTTGCTATTGAGTTTGTCCTCGTCATCTACATGGTCCGATATTGCTTCGTTAGGGTTTGCATATCCAAGGATTTCGGCTACATCCTTTCCGACGAGCCACGGCTCATCGTTGATAGCCAAAGTGCGGATTTCTCCGAATTCTTCATTGCTGAAAATCTGAATCTCGTTATTCATAATAGCTCCTTTTCAAAACAATGTTTGACAAGGAAGCCGCTCCGATGTATAATGATTTCGGATAGGTTTCCCTGTCCTGTCTGATAGGGTGTTGGTTTGTTGTGAGAGGCAGCCAACACTCTATTTTATTTCGTCTGCCAACTTCTTAACCCCTCGGCGAATCGCCTCTGCTCTGTCTACGTTCTTTTTCTCGCAGTACAGGTGCAGGATTTCAGCGGATTCCTTGTCCAATCGGACGGTAATGCGCTCTTGCTTCGGGTTTTCTGTTGGTCTGCCGGTTCTTGGCGACAATGTACCTCACCTCCAACTTTTGTCTGCCATAAGTCTATTATAACTTATGTCCGCCAAAAGTCAAGGATAATTGAAACAGCAGAATGTACGAAATTCAGGAGCTAGATTTGTGCAGGGTGACGAATTTGTAGGAGTAATCGCAAGAATAACGTTGTTCAGTGTGCAAGGGGCGCGCGAAATGGACACCCCTTAGAAGATTTTTGCAAGCCGCCTATTTGTGAGACCCCGGCGGCAGGGGACGATCAAAAGGGGCATACGGACTCGAACCGCCGGCAACGTCGCCGCTCCCTTTGCGCCCCATATGTCGCCGGATTTTCACCGGCACGGATTGTTTCATCCCAGACGCTCGGCCGTCTCGCAGCTCGCAAAAGCGCCATCCGTCGTGGGGCGTTAACAGAAAGGAGGCCAATGCAACGAAAATCAAATACCGCGCACCGGAATTGAACCGATCATTGAGGGTCATTCAGCCCTCCCAGCCACCTAGGGCGCGGCATATCGGCGGGAAACCCGCCGGTTTTTTATTGCCTCTTGTCGGAATAACCCATCATTGCGCTGGGCTTTTTCGCGGAATGCCCGCGCTTCAGGACGCTCACCTTGTCCGCGACAATGCGGTAGCCGTCCGGGGTGTTCTGAATTCTCACGTCAAAGCCCTTTTTAAGAGCGTCGTTGATGATTTTGATGTCCTCGGTCGTTACCATAGCATCACCCGTCCAAATCGCTTTCCTGCGCCTCAGAGCCGCTTTCCAGCGCCGCGTCAATGTCCTTTGTCGGTCTGCCGCCCTCGTTGTCCGGGTCTTTCGGAGCCTTCGGCGGCAAGCCGCTTTCGCCCTGCGTCGCCGTGTAGCTCGTGATAGGTGGGATTCTCAGGTCAAGCACGCCGCTCTCATTGATGAAGTGCGACACGCTCATATCGTCCCACAGACTCATCCCGCGCAGCGCAAGGTACTTGAGCGTTTCGGAGAGCATTCCGATCTGCAAGCCCTTTCGTGCGTTTTCGAGGTCGGCCTTGTCCGAAACGAAGCCGCCGAACATGGTAAACCGCCATTCGTACCGCAGGCCCATTCTGCGGTAAACGGATTCCATCATCCGTTCCATCTGGCGGTAGATGCAGAAGCAAACCGCCTCCTCCAGCTTCGCGCTGATCTCCACCGCACCGGCTCTCGGGTCGCTGTTAATGGGGATAAGACCGCTCATGCCGGATTTCATCACGGCGTAGGCGTAGTTTTTCGAGGTCATGTCGCTTGAGCCGGTCGCCTCCGGCAGCGTTTCCAAATGGAGCTTTTCCATCGGTGCGGGGAAGAACGCAATGCCGCCCGCATTTGCCGCCGCAATCATCTGATTCCACAGCTCCACGTAGTAGGCGCGTCCGGTCGGGGAAAGCTTAATGGGGTCGCTGGTTTCCGTCTTGCGCTCTGCGTAGTACGGCATCTCGCCGAACGCAATCGACACAAGCGGATTCTGCATCACGGCAAGCGCCACGTCCTCAATTTGGGAAATCTGGTCAAAACTGATGAACAGTCCCGTGCTCATCGGCGCAACGGCTCTCGTCGTGTCGTCGATCTCGAACACCCAAACGTCCTCCACAGGGAGGGTGACGTAATACGCCCACTGCCCGTTTTGGTTGTATATCTGCGGATTTCCCGCTGCGTTCGCCTTTAATTTGTCCGGCTGGATGCGGAAGGCTCTGCCGTCTGCGCTCTGCACCGTGTTTTTTGAGGCGTAGACGAACTTTTTCCCCAAACCGTCCGGTTTGCCTGTCGTCCCGAAGGGGTCGAGCACGCTGTCAAAATCGTCCAGATACGGCGCAAGCAAATCGCCGAACTGCCGCCAGTCAGACCCCGGCTGCAACAGGTACATCATGTTAAACATGACCGTGTATTTGCTCTCGGAGTTAAAGCCGACGATTTTGATCCAGTCCGAGGGAATCTGCTGTGCAAACGCGAAATTCACCCGATTGTGCGGCTTATCCAGCGAATAGCGCGGATAATAGGCGACCTTGCCCATCTGCCACGCCTGCCCGACGATTTGGTGCGCCAGCGCGTCCGGCTGAAAGCGCCGGTTGAACTTGTCCAGCAGCACACCCTCGCGCCGCAGCGTATCGGATTTCGCGTCCTCCTTTGTGAGGTTCGCGGGGTAGTGGTAATAGTGGTAGGTGTTGACCCCTTGATAGGTCATGCGGATTTTCCGGAAGGGGAAGGCACCCCATTCCAAGCCCGCCGCCGTTTCGCGAAGCGCCTGCTCGTTGTCCTCCGGTGCCTTGAGCATTTCCACAATCTGTGGCTTGGTAACGTCGGCAGGGAAGGAGGAGATATGCTTGACGCGGCTGTTGTTGATAAAGGGATTCGTTGACATCGAAGCCCGTGTCCACGCGCTCCAAAAACCGTCGCTCGGTACGTCGCCGTATTCGGAGGCTAACTGCCGCAGCGCTCCGAAATACTGGTCGTAGGTGGCATACGACGACGCATTATTCGCTCTTGGTTTCTTCTGCTGTTGCTGCATCGTCCTTTGTCATCTCGCTTTCCTTGATGCGGATTCTCTCAGCCTCAAGCTCCTGCCGAAGCGCGTCGCTGAACGCCTTGCCCTTGGCCAAAAGCTGTTGCTGATTCTCCATCAAATATTCCTGCCGTAGGCTCTCAATGGCCCCGTTTAACCACTGCTTCGCCAGCGACGGCAGCGCCGTCAGGTTTTTCACGGGAAACCCGTCCTTCGGCTTTTTCTTGGTGTATAGCAGGCAGTACGTCGCCGTAATCAGATAATATTTCTCGTTTTCGCCGATGTCCTCTGGCCTCACGACGTAAAGCCCATATTTGTCCGTGCTTTTCATCATGTGTATTTCCTTCCTGCAAACCGTCCCACCGTGCGGACGCCGCCGCCGGATGCGTAGAAACTGGAACCCTTCTGGTATTCCGCGTCCCACGCCGACTTCTGATAGGTCTTGAGCAGATATTTCGTTTCCAGTTTCTGCGCCACGCGCAGGGCATATTTCAGTGCGGACCAGTCGTCGCGCTGGATATGGGACGAGATTCGCTTCTCTGCCATCCCTGCGCCGGAAGGAACCTTCCTCAGGTTCTGCATCTGCCCAATCAGGACGTTCGTTTCCTTGTACGGAGCGTAGATCAGGTGGTCTAACTCGTCGTCCTTGATGCGGTGATAGGTCTTATAGGCATCTAAGCCCTCGCCCCAGTTCGAGGTCAAAAGCTGTACGTTGCGGTTTTCAAACTGCACCTCGGCATAGCGCAGCATTTCGCTGTCGGGGTCAGTCACGCCGACGCCGCCCGCCTTTACGGGGAACACGACCGGAATCGCGCCGTCACGCTCCAGCTCCGGGCAGAAGGAATGGTCGTGGCTGCACAAGGGAGGCAGCCCGTCCTCCAAGTCGCCCATCAGTGCCTGCAACACGGCGGTGCCGTACTGCCATGCGTCGATGGCAATGTAGGTCTCGCTGCCCTCAAAGCAGTAGCGGTTCCAAATGGTTTTCAGCCGTGCCGCCTGCGCCCTCGGCTCCTCCGGCTCCCAACCGGACAGCCAGACGACCTGCTTCAGATATCGATCTCGCTTGAGCCAATTGGTTTGCTTCGTCAGTTTGATTACAGCACAGGCGCATTTTGCGTTGATCGCGCCGTCTGCATAAGAAACGTCATAGCCGATGATGTATTTCACATCCTCCGGCTTGACCTTGTTCGCGTGGTCCTTGCAGCAGTGATGCTCCTCCATCAGCAGCATACACCGCGATTCCGTCAGAACGCTGTCGCGAACGACCGGATTCTTGTCGCTGCCGGTGTAAAGGCTCTCCATCTCTCGCGCCCATTCGTCGGGGCTAAGCTCGCTCTTGAGCGTTTCTGCCCACATCACGGGGCGCATCTGCATCAGCAGGATTACCTCATAGGAAACGTCCATTACAAAGGCGCTTTCGCCTCTCGCCATCATCCGAATGTGGCGGCACCGTGTTTCATAGGCGTGGTTCTGCCGCCGCGATGCGGAGGTAATGGAGTGCTGCTTAAATCTGACATAGGTCGGGTCGCGCTTGCCCTTTACGCGGTACTCAATACGAACTGCGGGCAGCACGACGCGCTTATAATCTTCAATGTCAAACGGGGGTGCCTCCTCCTGCGCATATTCCTCGGCCACGACCTTACACAGGTTTGCGCCGCGAAATGCGTCAATGGAAAAGCTGCTTCCGTATCCCGTCGTGATCTTAAAGCGGTCGCCGCCCTTGACCTCGACGTTATAGTGTGCGGCCAGCGCCGGATAGTTTTCCTGAATGGTTTCCCATGTGTCTGCGCCGATCTTTGCGGTCTGCCGCAGGGACGGCCCGAAATATGCCGTCGTAATGCCCGGCCACAACAGACCCTCGCAGGCCTCTTCCAGAATGGAACAGAACGATTTGGTCGCGCCACGGCAGGCGGTGATGTCGCAGTATTGATACCGTGCCTTGGCTCGCATGAATACACGCTGTAATAGCGCCAGCTCATAGTCTGCTTCGTCACTGCGAGAAAGGTCACAAAGCATATCCGGGAACCAGCGCCAAAAGGAGATCAGAAAGCCCCATCCGTCACCGAGACTGTCATACTGTGCTGCCTCGTACTCCTGCGACCGCACCCAACCGGCCCCCGCCGTCCAGACGGTTCCCTTGCGCGGCATGGCTTATTCTCCCAGAGTGCTGTCCGCGCCCTTGCGCTTTCGCTCTCTCGTCAAGCCCAAGTAGCGGTAGGCATCCTCTTCCATGTCGTTCGGAATTCCCGCAAACTCGCTTCTCTGTGCAAAAAGACCGAACTGTGCCGGAAGCTCCTGCATTTCCGCTTGGTCGTTGTTCTTCCGGATCGTGTTGATAATCGAAAGCAGCGCCTTTTCCGCCGCGTCCATCGTATAAGGGTAGCGGTGGCTCGTCATCCACTTCGCGCAGATTTCAACAGCCTGCTCATAGGTCAGCTCCACACCCACGCCGTATTTCTTCCGCAAAGCGTCTACAATGCCGTCCACCTTCGCGTTTTCCACCGGCTTTGCGTCCTTTTTGCGTAGGTTCTCTGCCGCGAGCTGGTCTTGAATCGTCTTGTTGAGCTTCGCCGCCATATAGACGGATTCCTTCGTCCCCTGCGCGATGCAGCGGTCAGCCAGAAGCCGCTCCTTGCAGCAGGTGCGGATCGTGTCCTCCTGCTGGGCATCCATCCCCCCGGCGCCCATCAGTCTGGCGGAGTAGGTTTTCCAAAGCTCGTCGAGCCGCTGGTAGTCCTGCTTGCTGTACGGTCGATTTGGGTCGCCGCTGCCCCAAACGCGCTCCCAGCGCTCCTCGTCGTTCATTCCGAGGTAAAGCACGGTGTTGACGTTCGTCTCGCCGTCGATGAACCATTCCTTCGACCGTTCGCCCTTCAGCGCGTGGCAGTAAGCCTCCCAGCTTTCGGGGGAGGGAAGCGCCGGGTCATACGGCACGTCGTTGACCGCGCAAAAGCAAAAACAGGCAAGGTCAGCGCCAAGCAGCTCCTTCAGACTGCGAAAACGGGACTCTGCCGCCTCTGCCTCAACGATTCTTGCCTGCACATTCCTCACCTGCCAATTCCTTTTCATGTACTTCCGCTGTCATATTATCCTTTGAGCCACGACGGAGGCTGTCCGTCGTGGCCGTCGGGAAAGGAAGACGATAGAAAGGAAATAGCAAAACAGCGGAGCGTGACAGATAATGTTCCATCACGCCCCGATTATACCACATCGTTTTTTAGTTTCTCTCGGAAAATTTTCAGAGAGTTATTTCCGTCTCCCTGCAAAAGCCCCGTCCAAGCGCCGACTTAGTCAGCGTCTTGTCTGCCGGACATCCGTTGGTTTCCTGTGTCTGTCGAAGGCTTTCATTCTTTTCTTCTGCTTCATCCGCCCGATTCTTCTTTATTTTTTCGATGCGTCCGGCGAGCCGCGCCGTTTTCGCCCTGCGGTAACCTTGAGACAATCCCGCGCAGTCGAAAATTAGTTTCATCTGGTCGAGCATGATTTCCACGTCTGCGATTTCTTCGGCAATGTGGTGAGTTGCCACAACGGATTCTCCGTTCCGCATCCACTTGCAGAGCTCCTTTTGCAGCTCCGCCATTTCCTCGAACACCATCGTAACCTGTGCCGTCTCTCCGAATTCTTTAATGGCATCCTTAAAAACATCCGTCTCGTGCTGCACGTCGCGCCCTGCGCTCTGTTTCAGCGCCGCTACCGCCATGCCCACCGCCTCGCAGTATTCGTCCAGCGTAAAATTCACGCCCCTGCACCGCAGAAGTTCAATCGCGCGATCTGTCGTCATTTTGTTTTCCATCAGTCCGCCTCCCACGGAACAAGTTGTTTCTCCTGCTTTGGTATCGTACCGGGCAGTTTGCCCCGAGCCTCACAGTCGGTATCGACGGTCATCGTGCTCAGTTTGAGAGCGCCCGCTGCTTCCTCAAGGAACACTAGCTCTCCGCCAAGAAAGCCATCCGGCACTTCAATTTCCAGTTTCATTTTTCTCGTCCTCCTTTATTGCCCCAAGGTGTGTGTTGAGCATCCTCTGCACAACATGCAGCACGCCGATCTCGTCGGCAAGCAGAACCAGTCCGAAATTGATCCCCGCCGCCGTACCTTCGTCCAGCAGTTCGTTGTTCGTATGCATGAGCGCTGCGATGGTGGACGATATGTCGAGCACGCGGCTCCGTGTTAATATCTTCATTCGTCATACTCCTTTTGTACCTTTGGCTTTTCGCCGGTTATAAATTCCGAAAAGGGCAAATCCTCGATAAAGTCGCAAAAGCGCCGCCATTCCGGTAATCTGTGATCTTTTCTCTGCTGATAAATGGTCTTGAGCTGCCGGTAATTCGTTGTCATTCGCGCCGTCAGCCGGAAGCCGACCGGCAGATTGTACAGCAGCTTGAGGTAATTCTCCGGTGTCGGCTCCTTCCTGTACGCCCTTTGGAGCGCCTTGCACGCCGCGATGATTTCCGGCTGCACATACCCGATGCACTGTGCAGAAATGTCAAACTTCGCCGCCTTATGCATAGTAGACTGGCTCGAAACGACGTCGAAGAAATGATACCGCTCCGCCTCGACCCACGCCTCGACCCACGCCTTTATCGTAAACGTCAGGTCGAATTGGACGATGATACCCGTCAGAAACTGGTCATGCCCCGTCCCTGTCCTGCACTGCGCCAGCGCAAGCGTTCCCTTGGAAATGTCGCTTGGACACCCGCTGACATCCACCGCCATCGGATACCGGCTCGCCGCCACGCTCCGCTCAAGCCCGAATACCTCCACGTTCTTGATGATTTTTGTATAAGTTTTCATAGCTTATCCACTCGTTTCTTTTGATGCACGATGCTACTTGCCATAGCGGACCTCCTTCAAAAACGGATAGCGCTCCTTGAACGGGCACAGGTTGTCCTTCCCGAAGATTTCCGCAAGGCGGCGGTCAAGCACCTCCTGCCAGTAGTCCTGCTCCGGATTGGCGTAAAACGCCGCATTGAAGGTCTTTTCCAGCTCATGTACCGCGTCGAACACCTTGCGGAGACGGCTGGCACCCATCGCCGATTTTCCCATGATCTCCGGGTCGTTCAGAACGATGGAAAGATAATCCGCCGTCCGCTGCGTCCCAAAGTCAATCCCAACGTCGAGAAATCCCTGCCGCTCTTCCTTGAGCCGCTGCTGATAGTTTCCCTTTGCCATTATGCTTTCCCCTCCTTCGCTTCCAGCGCCGCATTGAGCCGCACAATCACGCCCGCCGCATCGTCCAGCAGCTCGTCCATGCAAGCCTCCCCGTGCAGCAAATACTTGCACTGGCGGCAATGGTCGAGTTTGCAGTTATAAATCGCGGCGAGCACCTGCTCTGCCGTCAGCTCTCTGCCCTGCTTAAACGCCTCTGTCATTTCGTCCACCTCCTACCATGCGACCCACAGGCACTCGATGGGAATATCCTCTGCCTGCTCATAGATGCAGTCGCGCAGGCTTTCCAGCGCCCGCTTCGCGCTTGCGATGCTGCCCCAGCCGTTACTCGGCTCCATCGGCTTGTATTTCTGGCGGTTTACAGAAAGCTCGTGGATTCCTTGCTCGATTTTCCCAATCACCTCGGCGCAGTTGTAATACTCGCCTTGGTTGTAATCCCAACCGGTACACGCTCGGAACATCTCGCCGAGGTTGTAGGTAGGCTGGTCATACTCCGGTGTCGCAATGATCGCGAACCGGTCGCAGCCCTGAACCTTCACGGCAATTCTCAAATCATAGCTCATTTGCGGCCCTCCTGCGGCGGTTTCGGATACGGCATCCAATGGGTGACGAAGTAGCTGCCATCAGAAATCTCCCGCGGAATCAGCGCATTAACGCTGAAGCGAGACTCGTCCGTTGACCCCACGTGCCAGATTTTTTGGTCTACATCGAACAGAGCAGGAGCCGAAAAGACGTGCGTTTCAGCATCGGCAAAATTGCTGCCATATGTCCATATGACAGACACAATGCAGTGTACCCAATCGCTGTCGCGGCGCCCATCTTCACCCTTCATCGGTAGCCGCTCCGTCACCGGAATCCACCTCGGCACCTTCGCTTCCAGCCCTGTAATTCTTGCCTCCTGCTGCTCGATCAGGACGGCAGCTTTCATCATCAGCAAGTCGGCGCAAGGGTAAACGCCCATCGTGTCTTTCAGCTCATAGCTGGGGCACTCCTCGCAAAACCTACTTTCTCCGCATACTCTCAGTGCCTTAACAATCTCATCTTTTGTCATGTTGATTCCTCCTCGCTTTCAGCTTCCTCTGTCTGCTCCGCAAAGAACGGCGCATAGAACCAATGGGTGACAGAAGCGGTCGTCTCGTCCCCGCCGAGGTCGAATTTTCCGTCTGCGTACTTCGCAACAATGAACGTGCCGTCATCCAGCCGCGCAAAGAGGAACTCGCCCTCATCCGGGATGAATTCCGTCACGGGAAGCCACCGGCTTCGGAACTCCCCGCGCAATACCCGGCCCTTAAACTCGTCGAACAAGGCGCAATGCTTCCGCAACAACTCCTCCAAACGCGCTACCTGCTCCTTCAGCTCGTTAATCTGCTGCTCTTTCGTCTTTCTTGCCATGCTTTAATCTTCTCCTTTCGTTGTCGGGAACGCGAACGACGTCCGCCACGTTTCCCCATTTGCCTGTATTTGAAAAAATCGCCCCTGCGGATGAATGTAAACGACCTCGCCCCGGTGCATCTCAGAGCCGTCATACACCGTCACGGTCTCTCCAAGCGCGATCCTTCCGTACACCTTGTACTCCGGCACAGACCATATCCCGCCATTGGTCGGCACCTTGACCTCGAAATTTGCCGTCCCCTTCATCGCTCTGTCGAGCAGATACTTCGGCACCCTTTTCTCCCTCCTCTCTTTGCCATTTACAGCCCTGACACTCTGCGCCGCTCTTTCCGCACGCCGCGCACAGGTCGTCCCAGCAGGAAAGAAACACCGACCGCAGAGCTACCCGGAACGGAGAAGATGCCCGCGAGGCCATGAGCTGCCGCGCCAACACCTGCGGCGTATAAGCCTCCTCCGCGTCTACCTCACAATGCTCATCCACATACCGCGCGACCTTCTTCCACTCCTCCTCGGGAACCGGCCCGCCGCTCTCGATATACCGCATTGTCCACGCGCCGACCCCTATCACAAAGGCCGCCGACTCTAAAGACAAGCCGTTACGCTCCCGCCACTGCCTTACCGTGGCCCCGCTCTCTTGCTCTACCCTCGGCTGCGGATGCCGACCGCCACGCCCAAATTCTCCCCGTGACCGCAAAATCGCATTGTCCAGCTCGTCCGACCGACGAATCTCCTCCGCCGTCAGCTCATCACACAAACAATCCGGATATTTGCACCGCTCACAGTCGTGGTCGCATATCACCATCCACCTTCACCGCCTCTCCGCTCGTTTCTATTTCCAGCATATCACACCTACCCGTGTAATTATTTTCCACCTGCACATGCCGTTATTTTCGCGCAGAATCGATTTTTGGCTCCCAATGGCTGAAACTACCCGCCCGTCACCCGATAAGCGCGTACGCCCCGTAAACAATCCACCTCAGCCCCACATCCGATTCACCACACCACCGCCAATTTAACGCAAAACAACAAAACCGCCCTAAGCCAGCTCAGCCAGCCTAGGACGGTCCTTTTTCCCTCGATATGAAAAAAGTGTATACTTTTCGCAAAAATCCCTCTGAATCTTTCACGAAATCACAGCGCAACGGAAGAAAATGCTTCCCGCACTTTCTGTGGCTTTCCCTCACAGTCAGGAGAACAAGTTGGTGCTTATAATTCGCCGCGATGCGTTTGCATTGGTTGCTGGATTTGGGAACAGGGGATGGCTCCGCTCTTTGCCGCATCTATTCCCGTGGTCTAAGCCCAGTTTGGGAACAAGGGGGTGGGGGGAAGAGCTATTGCCTTTGGTAGCAGAAAAATCCGCTTTCCAACTGTAAACCCACCCCCGGCCGTTCGGAATCAGCCGGGGAAATGGCCGCTAGTGCCGCTGATGTTTCGATTATAGTTAATAATCACAACGCCAGCAGAGCCGAAACCGGGCGCGGTGCTTCTGCCGTTATGCAAATTGACGAACATGAAGCCGGGAACGGTCGGACGCGCTCCGGTACAGCTTCGCGGCGGCTCTTTGCTCTTTTTTTGTCCTTTGTTGCAGTTTCTTAGTTACTGCAAAAAACACCTCCCGCCCCTGTATATCCCCATTGAGTTAGTTGCAATTAACTATAGTTTGATTTACAGTATTATTATATAATTGCCTGCATTGCAGAGAACGCGCAACGCGGGACGCGCGGACGCGGGTATAATGGCGCGGGGGCGGGGGCGTTGTTTGCATGAGGGGCGCGGGGGCGGGGGTAGCATTTACGCGCGCGCACTGTATATTATTTATATAAACGGGCGCAGGCTACAATATACACGCGCGCACGCAAGGGACGGAGAACACAGGAAGCCGGGCGGCTCGGCGGTTTTCATCCATCCAGCCGGGGCGCCGGTGCTTTTTTGCCGTCCGTATCGCTGGAAGCCCTGCACCGTCTGCGCGTCCTGATTCCTTGCACCGTGGCCGCGCTTGCGCCTTCTGCATCTGGGAAAAGAAAAAGGCCGGGGAAAATCTCCTCGGCGTGCCCTCTTTCGCTGCATCTCGGCAGCTGCAAAAATAATTGAAAAAATATTGAAAAACCAGCAAAAAGTTATTGACAAATACGTTATTGTATGGTACAATGTTAATGTAAGCAAGGGGAACGGAAAAGCTCATCCCGCCGACTACTTAACGGGGGGTGACAATATGACAGTATTAGAAGTCATTGCGCTTTTGAATCTGTTATCCGTTGTTATCTTCGGAGTTATCGCAATAGCAAAGAAATAACCGCACCCTAGCAAAGGCGCGGCCACTTCCACAAATTCCTACTTAATGGGGGGTGGGCCGTGACCGTTGCAGCGGTCGCCGCCCCTTGCTTACCCTTCGGGAATATTATACCACATCAAAACAGAATGTCAAGGGGTGATTTCATGGGAAAAGTTAGCAACGAAGCAAAACGGCGATACGAAACAAAAACCTACTCGCAATATATGTTAAAGCTGCGAAAGATCGAAGATGCCGAGCTGATCGCAAAAATCGAAGCGCTGAAGGCTTCCGGCCTATCTGCAACCGGCGCAATTAAAAGGTTAATTCAGGACAACAACAACAAATAAAAACACGATGCGCGGACAGTCCGGCAAGATAGGCCGCGCATCGTGCCCCAACTCACAACAACATTGAAAATCAATATTATTATGGAGGTATTATTATTATGGCACAGATTCAGAAGGAAATCAAGTATTACAACGGCAAAAATTTCAGTGAATACGACATCCGCGATATTGAAGCGCTGACGGAGTCCGGCGCGGCAGCGTTTGCGGAAGAAATGGAAGAAATCAAGGGGCATCAGGTCTATTTTATCGACTTCGGTGGCTACTTCGGTTTTTCCGCTCTCGTTTTCGCAGACGGTCAGCATATTTACTATGCGAATGATTATGAATTGCACCACAAAGGCAAGGGCCGCGAAGAGCTGCGCGCGCTGTATGTTGCGAAACTTAACCGCATTTTATTCACGGAGGCCGAGCTTGTAGCGCCGACGTCAGACCCGGACGAGATTGACCGCCGCCGCTACTATCTGCAAAACTATTACGGAATGCGGCGCAAGCGTGTTTCCTGCTTCCAGATCTTCCACAATGACGCAGAGGAGGCCGCATATACTCAGAAAATTAAAACCATGGTTCTAAGTCCTGTCTGTTTCGCATATTATACTGATCGCGATTTTGTGAAGAAATGCGCACAGCTTCGGCAGGGAATCGAAGCCGCCGCCAACGCCAACGCGGACAACTTCGACTATTGGAAATCCGCCTTCCTTTATGAAATGGATAATCACGAATACGGCATCAACTGGCAAGCCGACTATGATGTTATTTCCTGCTTTGCGAATGTGGACAGCGTGAAGGACTACGAAAACCGCGAAAAGCTGTTTGCCGCCGCGCATTTCAGCGAGCTGCAACGGTCCGCTTATACGGCCGCCTGTGCGGAATACTTCAGAACCCGCGAAGCGCTTTAATTTGGGAGGTATGCAGAAATGAAAACCAATACACAGAAAAACCGCGTGAACGCCTCTGAGCTTTCCGCGTTCGATAAAAAAGTTATTTCCCTTGCAAAGAAAAACGGCTTGCAGCTTCAGCGCGTCCGTTATCGCTACGGGTTCAATGTCTGGCGCATTTACTACGAAAACGCGCTTGATCGGGATTTTATCTCGGCTGTATTTTCCCGGCTGCGCGGTGCAGATATCAACGAATCCCGCTGCGTATCTCCTGCAAATTATGATTTGTTCGGTCATTTTGATATTATGGATTTTGAGTCCCGCGCAGAATTTACCGCGCTTTTTGACGCAGAAAACGCCGCGCTTGATGACTGGTGGATGCGGTACCACGAAGCCGACGAAAAAACGCGGGAGCTGATGCGCTGCGGCGCGATTGCATGAACTGCCACAATACACACAAAAACAGATATACCCGGCGCGGATCGCGTCCGCGCCGGACCTATGGAGGGAGCTATATATGAAAAATTTTTATATTGCCGTTGATGTAAAAGACAGTTTCGGAAAATATGTTGCGTATGTCCTCAAGGTCAGCGAATCAACCAACATCGCCGAATTTCTTTCCGGCGTCCCCGGTTGCCTGATGTTCGCCAGCATCGCGCCCACAAAAAAAGCCGCGTATGAATTGGCGCAGCTCTGGAACCGCTGCCACGAACGCGACGGAAATAATAAATTCAGCGCTTGAAGCGCCGGAGGTCTTGACACATGAAAAATTTTGATTTATTTCTCGGATGCCTTGGAAATGGTATCACGGTATGCAATAAAGCCGTTTCGGAGCACGGCGACTATAAACGCGTTGCGCACATATCCCCGGCGGGAAATATTCGCTTGTATGTTTCTGCGGATTATATCCCCGCCGCCGATATGGAGCGGATCAGCGCGGCCGCAAGCCGAAATAAAGCGGAGTTTTCGCGGCGCTTCGAGCTGCTGCCGGATGCGGCGCAGTATGAAAAAATTCTTGACGCGCTGCCGACCTCGGCGCTTTTGGAGTATGTCCGGGATCGTCGGAGCATCCCGGAAAAACTGCCGGCCATGCGTGAGTATTACTATTCTATCGCGTAAAATTGGCGCGGCTTCGGCTGCGCCTCTCTCAAAATATGGAGGATTTGAAAAAATGATCAGCTATGAAAAACTGCTTGCCGCTGTCTATTTTGAAGGTGCCTCCGGGCGCGGCTGCGTGATGCCCGTCCGCAGAAAACCGTCGTCCGCTGCCCGATATGCTCACAAAAACGAGCTTTCCGGCCGGGAATATCCGTTGCTATGCTCAGAAAAACGGATTTCCCGGTCGGAGCTTTTTCGAGCTTTGCGCGAAGCACCCGATATTTTCCCCGATGCTTGTGTAATTATTTTCAAGCCCGGACTATGCTCAGAAAAACAAAAATGCCGTGCCGAGTTTTTTTGCCGCTATACTCAGAGAAACGAAAATGCTTCCATCAGATTTCTGCCGCTATGCTCATAAAAACGGCCTCAACTCCGCGAAGAATCGCGAACCCGCGCCTATGCGCACAAAAACGATTCCGACTCGCAAAGAATAAAGAAAAAATTTTTGATAAAATAATTGCATTCCATATAACAAACCGTAATAATAATATGAAACACGACATTGGCGCTATGCTCACAAAAACGAATTCAGCATACCAAGCTTCAACCGCTGGGAAATAATGCTATCAAAAATGCTATCGTAATTTTGAAACCATTGAAAACACAGCGTTTTAAGCTAATATCTTTCGGGTTCGAATCCCGCCCTCTCCGCCAAAAAGAAAAGCCTTGAAACATCAGTGTTTCGAGGCTTTTCCTTTATTTCCAATGGTTTGCGGGCTTTCTGATTGTTCCATTTTTGGAACGGATACTCCATATTTCACGCGTCAATAGCAAAATTCAAAATCAATAATGCTATCGAGAATGCTATCGAGCGTGTTCTGTATCGTTGCTATGCTCACAAAAACGGGCTGCTCAACGAAAAATTCCGCGTTATGCGCAGAAAATTTTTTACTCATTGTAGAACTTCCAAAGCTCATTTTTGTATCGCTCGATATCCGATTGCGCTATGTGGGTGTAAATCTCGTCCATGATTTTATCATTGCTCCATCCGCCGATCTCTCTGGAGATTTCCTTTGGAATTCGCAAATGCGCGGATAGGGAGGCGAAGCTATGGCGAAGCTGATGAATGGTTACTCGTTTCACGCCCGCCTTCTCGCACACTCTGGCGACCGTCCGTCTGAGCGTACTTTCTGCAACGGTAAGAACATCTCCTTCCGACTTCCACTCGCGCCGAATCGCCGCACGAAGCTCCGGCATCAGCAGCGGGACCGCGCGGTCAGACGAAATATTTTTCTGTTCGCTTTTATATACGTACTTCTCATCCTCATTTCGCACCACGGCACCGTTGGTTCGGATGATCTCCGCATCTCTGTCGATCTTTTCCCACCGAAGGGCTTTTATTTCAGATAAGCGCATTCCCATCAGCGCAAGCAACATTGGTATGCACAGAGAATTATCGGCAGCGGCGGCAACAAACTTCTTGATTTCGTCCGGTTCCAGCCAAACCGCATCGCTTTTCTTTCGCTGCGGCGCGACCTTCACGCTATCGTCCGGCGTGATGCCGTTTTCCTTGAGTACGGATTTTACGAACGCCCAAGAATTTTTCACAGTCTTTTTCGAGGCGACGCCAAGCTCCTCGTCAATGATTTTTCTCCATTCGTTTTGCTGGATCGTTGAAATTCTGCGCGGCATCGTAGACTGAAAGCGTGTCCTTTGAATGATGCGGTAGCCGCGTATTGTGGACGGAGACAGCGAATTTTGGCGCGTATTGATGTATTCGTCGATTGCCTGAGTGAGTGTCAGCTCGCTCTTTTTTATTGGTTTAGCGGCGTTCTGCGCCTCTGCCTTGACGATAGCCGCGCGGCGCTTGCATTCCTTGGCGGAATCAGCGTTTACCATGATGGATTGCTTGTTGATTCTGAGCTGAATGCTCCATGTTCCGTCTTTATTTTTCTTTGGTTCTGGGATATACATAGGGAATGCCTCGCTTTTGTTCGCTATTTTCTTTGCTTTTTGGTAATTTTCAGTGTGGCAATGACCACGGATGCCAGTGTCCCGACGATCACAGCGGCAAAAGCCCACGCGCCGGGTGAAAAATTGCCGAACTGTATCAGCCCTGCGTCGCGGATATTCGCGTCAATTACAAGATAGACACCAATGCCACACGCCAGCGCGACGCACAAGCTCAGCAAAATATAGATCAACGGCCTTCGTGCGTCGATGCCATTTTGCAGAATCTGGTTAGTTGCTTCTAACCGCTCGTTTTCTCCGCGAAGCTCAGCATTTTTCAGCTCCAGCCAGTGGATTCTTTCCCGCAATTGCTCTGTGTTTTCCTCCGTCGGCGATCTCAGCCCGAAGGTGTCGTCAATGGATATGCCCAGCACCTTGCAAAGTGCGACGGCGTTAAACAGTTTCGGTTCAGACTGTGTTCCGTCGCATAGGCGGCTGACTGCCGAATATGCAACGCCGGATTCTTCGGCGAGCGTTGATAGGGAATACCCCTTCTTTGCTTTTGCAGCCTTGATGGTATCGCGGTAGGTGTCGAAGCGTGGCGCCAGCTCTTGATACGCGTTCATTTTTCAGCCCCTTTTCTTTTTCTGGAAGGAGTCCGCAAATTTTGCGCAGAGAATTCGCAACAGCTGCGAAGTTTTCTCAGATTTGTGCGTGGACATCCTTCCTGATTTCTGTTACGATAGATGTACGGCGGACGTTTCCTCTGACGACAGAATTTTCTATTAAGCCGTGCTGCCTCTGGTACAGGCGGCACGGCTCGGCTTTTCAGCAGATGTCGTCTATGTAATAATTCTACCATCAATCATAATTGGGCACAACAGAAAAACTACACAAAAAATTCGTTTCTGATTTGGTGAATTTCACAAGAGCTCGCATGACCTGCTTTTTAGAAGCTCGTCACGTATTTGTAGAATCTTGGCTGGGTTATCGATTATACCGCGATTTACCAAACTCAAATATCGACCGGCCTTTTTTCGGATTCTGGCTATTGCGTTCCTGTCTTTCAGAATATATCGGCTTCCCGCGATAGTGTATGCCCGTTCGATATACTCTGAGGTTACGGGAAACATATTCCCGACTAAAACTACACGCTCTACGGAGCCAATATTCGCAAACTCATAAAACAGGCATCGTCCGGCCCCATACTTAGCTTCATATGCAGCGGCTTTCTCCTTGTAGTGCTTCGTTTGTGTGCTCAAAGGAATCATCCAGAAGATGCCGCCCGCGTCCTTGACGGCGTAATAATTAGGTCGTGCCGCCCCTTTATTGTCCGTCAGCCGCCCATTCTGGAATCTCGCAAAGTATTCGTCACGGATAATGTAAAGACCGTTGAGTAAAATTTCTGTTTTTTTCATTTGATTTCTCCATAGAAAAAGCCGGAGCCTGTAAAAACAGAACCCCGGCGTTTCAATCCCGCATCTTATATCCCGCTGGCAGGAACGCGGAAATGTTAGCAAGTCGCACTCTTATCCGTCGCTGACGACACGCGGCACATGAGCATAACACTCTATCTGTAGTATACTCATTTTTCTCGGGAATTCTATTCGCAGAATGCACAAAAATATAAAATTTTAATTAAAATGCGAAAAGATTATGCCTCGATGCTGATCTTCGTCGCGGAAAGGAGAGAAAAAGATGGACTGTACAGAAGAAGAACTGACCGAGCTGATTCGTAAAGCCCTTGCATCCCCGGAGCGCCGAGCCGCGCTTATTTCCTTGTTAACAGAGTTAGGATTGCCTCCCTTTGATCCCTGTCCGCATTTTTCAACGCCTCAAGAATCTGCATAGTCAACTCGTCGTCGCTGCGCTCACCCGTTTGGGTGGGCGCTTTTTCTTCGCCTGTTTTGAGATATTCGACCGTCACGCCTAAATACTCCGATAATTTCGTTAAAGTGGTGTCGTTTGGAATTTTCCCTTTTTTCCACCCATTTGCCGCGGCATTGGACAGACCCACGGCTGCGGCCACTCCGGACACAGATTTCCCCGCTTTTGCGCAGAGCTCACAATATCTTTTGTAGAAATTGTCCAAATTGAACACCTCCTATTTGTGCTAAACGTAAAAAGTTAGAAAAATTAACAAAAACACTTGATTTCTAACTAATATAGCTATATAATCAAATTGCGGTTGAAAGAGTAAACAGCAAGCAAGGCCCGTGATGCAAGTCCCGAGCCGACGTTATTGCGTTGATGGCAACAACATGGTAACACAGACTGTTAACTTTTGCAACCCCAAAAGCGGCCGCGGCGAGAAAATTTATAGTTTTTTCATATTTGGCATATACAGTCGGCTGCCTATTTCATTTGATAACGGGAAGGAGGGTGAAACAGTGCCGGAAAAATGGACTGGACGTCTCGTTGGGAAGATGCACAACGCTCGCATCACATTTACTGAACTGGCTTGCGAAATGGGAGTTACAAAGTCTTATATTTCCATGATTCTCAGCGGAAAGCGCAAGCCAGAAGGAATTCAAAAGCGCATGGAGGCCGCGCTTGACGCGATTCTGCAAAAGCGAACCGCAGAAGATACGAATACATAAGCGAGATCAGGAGGTAGACATTCAATGTACGAAACGATAGCGCGGCTTTGCTTCGAAAGAGGTATCACGATTGCCGCCATGTGTAAAGAGCTCGGGCTGCGGCAGGAGATTGTATCCGACCTTAAGCGTGGTCGATCGAAAATGTTGTTAATTGGAACCGCTTCGCTGATTGCAGATTATCTTGCCGTTACAGTGGATGAACTCATTGACCCGCAACGCTCTATTGAGGACACGACTGCTTTGAGTGACCCGGAAAAAAGAGGTGCCCCGAGTTCGTTTAATGCTAATGTTGGTCGAATTAACGCTCTGCTCGCCGAAAAGAGAATATCTAAACAGCAGTTTTTTAAGGACTGCAATATCACGTCTGCGGCGTATTCTCTTTGGAATACTGGGAAAACCCAGCCGAGGCTACGAAAGCTTGCGGAGATTGCTTCTTATCTTGGAGTTACCTTGCACGATGTGCTGATTGAACGTCCTGCTTCTCGATGCCAGCGCACAGAAAAGCTTCCCCGCTACCGCGAATTCCGCGAAAAAGCAGGAATGACGCTGGACGATGTTCTGAGAGCCGTTGGAATCAGCCAAAAGCGCTTGGAAGACATCGAACTCGGCGTTGAGGTTGCACCTGACGACGATGCGCAGAAGCTTGCTGAACTGTACGGCTGCTCTCCCGATCAACTGCGCGAAATGCACTCTGCTGAACCCGCCACATATGTGAAATCTCGTTACCACACGAAACGCGCCGAAAATATTGACGCCCTTGCCCGCGAAATACTGCGAATATCTCACGAACAAGGGCTTTCGTTGAATGACATTAAAACTGCTTGCGACAAATGTGAGCGCTTCGTCCTGCAAAGCACCGTCCCGGAGGATTCACGGGGTTGGATCAGCCGCAAGTATTTCTTTTAATGTCGTCTGCGATGCTTTCAAATGCAGGGTTTGACCTGATTTCGGCTAGATGTCTTTCCAGTGAAGCCACGGCGTTTGCAGATAGTTCTTCGGACGAAACCTTCGTTTCTTCCGGCAGCAATGCAACATCCTCTTTTACGCAGATAAGAGCCAGCCGATAGAGCACTTCAAGGGAAAACCCGCTATAATCACGCGCCATTCTCTCACCTCCCTTCTAAACAATTTATTTTATCGTACAGGGCGGTGAAAATCAATCAGTTAGGAGATAAAACAGCGGAAACCATATTTTGGAGAAATTACAAGCGGCTTTGTGAAGATTTCGGCTCAAATCCTACGGCTGTAGCCCGCGAACTCGGGATTTCCTCTGGCGCCGTCACTGGGTGGAAAAGCGGAAGGATGCCCCGTATTTATGCGCTTCAAAGAATTGCCGAGCGCTTTTCTGTGGCTGTTCAGGATTTGGTGAGCGGCGCGCCTACCGAACCAAAGACCCCTAGCCAAAAACCCGATATGCAGACCCGGATTGACGAGGCCGCTGATTCGCTCATGAAAATCATCCGACACTATTCCGAATCCAGCGAATATTTGGCCACGTCTGCCGATGTCGTGGTACAGGCCGCAACTGCCCTCGCCGAATTGGCGAAGGTCACAACGAAATAATTAAAAGGAGGCACATATGAACGATATTCAAGTATTTAACAATCCTGAGTTCGGTGAAATCCGAACCGTAGAAATCAACAATGAGCCGTGGTTCGTCGGCAAAGACGTTGCTGTCATTCTCGGATATTCTAATCCGCAGAAGGCGATTCGCGATCACATCGACGAGGATGATCGGACGGTGAACGAATCGTTCACCGTCAACGGGACGGCTATAGCTCTTATCAATGAATCCGGTCTCTATTCTCTCGTCCTCAGTTCCAAACTCCCGACAGCCAAGAAATTCAAGCGGTGGGTCACGTCCGAGGTCTTACCCTCCATCCGCAAGCATGAAAAAGACGGGGCTACTGATATTGCGCAGCAAACCGCACGATGCGTCATGGAAACCCCAATTACTATCATCGGCGGCGTGGCTTGTTACGAGAAGGACGGGACAGCATATCTCAAACTGGAAAATGTCGCCAGAGGACTTGGGTTCACAACCGTTGCCACAAGTGGCAACGAGGTTGTTCGCTGGACGCGCGTCGAAGGTTATTTGAGCGAAATGGGCGTGCCCACTTGTGGGCGCGACGGCTACATCCCAGAAAATGTGTTTTACCGGCTGGCGATGAAGGCGAAAAACGAGGCGGCAGAAAAATTTCAGGCGTTCATTGCCGACGAGGTTATCCCTTCTATTCGCAAGCACGGCGCGTATATGACGCCCGAAACGCTCGAAAAGATGGTGCTGACCCCGGACTTCGGCATCCGGCTTTTGACCGAGCTGAAAGCCGAGCAGGACAAGCGCAAGGCGCTGGAGGCCACCGTCGAGGAGCAAAAGCCGCACGTCCTCTTTTCCAATGCCGTATCGGCCAGCAAAACGACCATCCTCATCGGCGCTCTGGCAAAGCTGCTGAAGCAGAACGGAATCAACATCGGTCAGAACCGCTTGTTTGAATGGCTCCGGCAGAACGGCTTCCTTGTCAAGCGCGGTGACAACCGGAATATGCCTACGCAGAGAGCTATGGAAATGGGCTTGTTCGAGGTAAAGGAGAGCTGCCACCTCAATTCCAATGGCTGCAACGTCATCACAAAGACGACGGTCGTCACCGGGAAAGGCCAGTGCTACTTCATCAACCGCTTTCTCGGCAAACAGGACGGAGTAGCGCAATGAGGCGGCACAATCAAACCGAGCCGGACAAGATTGACGAGCTGTCTCGCAAGACGCAGCTGCTGCTCTGGTTAAACATTGCGTCCGTCGGCATCTGTTTCGCAATGCTGTTCGGTGCGCTATTAGGGGTGTTGATGAAATGAGCAGAAGAGTACATTCTGCCAAATTTGATGCGGATGCGCTGGCGAAAGCGTTCGGACGCGGTGTCAGAATTGTCCGTAAGCAAAAGGGCATTCGTCAGACAGATATCCTGATTGACACTGGCATAGCGCAGCAGACGATTTCCAATATTGAGAGCGGCCGAGCAAGCCCGTCGCTTGTAAGTGCCGTCGCCATCGCGTGTTCCCTTGGTGTCTCGGTAGATCGGATCGTCCGTATCGGCTTGGAGGCGAAGGAGTAATGCCAAAAACGAATTGGTGCCAGACGGTAGAGGGCCGGCGCGATATTGCGGCAACAAATTTCTTCAAGATCGTCGAGACTGCCCGCGTTTTTGCCGGAATTAAGGCCGCCGAGCTTTGCGAAAGACTCAAATGGTCAACGCAGACCTATTATCGCCGCCGAAGCGCGCCGCGTTCTCTGACCGTTTCGGAAATCCAGCAACTCAGCGACGCGCTCAACCTCAAGCAATTCCCCGGCGCATCCGACGCAATGTCGCAGATGCTCAACTAACCGCTACAAACTACATAAGGAGATTTGATAATGAAAGGAAAAATTGTATTCACCTTTAAGCCAAACAACGACGGCACCTCAAGCATCAAACAGGACGTTCATATCAAGGATATAAGCACCAAGGTTTTGGTTAAGACCTTTGCGAATTTCGCGACGACCATCACGCCGACGCAGAAGGATGCCGAAAAGTTTGTGGTCGCAGTCTACTGCGCGGTCACCGGAAAATTTCCGCCTTTTGACGAGCAGGAGGAAAGCGCCGATGAATAAATGTCTTTCTATCGTTCCGGTCATTGACGAGACCGCAGAATTCTGTAAGTTTGAGCGCCGCACCGAGGAGCGCCGCGCTCGTGAAGCCCGCCAGCGCCACGAGGTCGAAGCACGCGTCAGTGAAGCCGAGCGTCGCCGCCGCAAAGAAATCCGCCGTCTGCTTCGCCGCGTCCGTTCCTGCATCATGGGAATCGTCGCGACCTTCTGTGGCTTCTGTTCCGTGCTTCTGTGGAACGCCGAGAACCCGCTTCCGGCTGTTTTCCCTGCACTTTTTGCCGTTATCGCTATCTGGGTGGGGGTGAGGAAATGAAAGCAGCAGAGCAAGAAACAATCGTTCTCAGGGCAGCCCGCGCAGAAGAGAATACGCGCCGCTATTCTGAAATCCAAGATTTCATCCGGCGAAACGCGCTTACCTATCAATCCCTCGGCGAGGCAATCGGCTATTCCGTTCCGGCGCTCCGGCAGTATATGAGCAAACTCAAAAACGGGAAGAATGCCAGCCGGTATATCTGGGCAAGCATCAAAAAATATGCCGAGGACCTAGCTTATGAGCGCTACAAGAGTCAGCAGAGCGAGTTATCCTGACCGCGACACATGGCTAGAGGCGCGCTGCGGCATCGGCGCAAGCGATCTAGCATCCGCCATCGGTATGAGCGGCTTTAAGACGCCGTTGCAGCTCTGGAAGGAGAAATGCGGGCTTGTTCAGCCAAAGGACCTGTCTGGCAACGAGCGCGTCGATTTCGGAAACCGCGCAGAAGAGCCGCTGCGGGAAATGTTCCGGCTGATGCACCCGGAATTTGAACTGAGCTTTACACCCTACACCATCCTGCGGCGCGAGGGAACCTACGATTTCCTGTTTTGCACGCCGGACGGAGAGCTGGTAGAGTGCGCAACCGGGAGAAAGGGTATCTACGAAAGCAAGACCGCAACATGCCTCAGCCGTGCCGATTGGGAGAAATGGAATTGTCAAATTCCGAAGTATTACTACACGCAAATCTGCCAGCAAATGTACTGCGGCGACTTCGAGTTTGCTGTCCTGTGGGCGCTGCTGCTGGACAAGGAGGGCGACGGTTCCCTCAGAGCCTACCATTTTGAGCGCGCCGATTGTCAGCCGGACATCGAATGGATGCTCCCCAAGGCCGCGCAGTTTTGGAAAAACGTACAGACCGGCACCATGCCGAGTCTCTGTTTAACGCTATGAAAGGAGAAACACAATGTTTGTAGCCATTAAGTATTACAAGGGCGGCTTCTATGGTGGCCGCGAATACACCTATGAGACCAAGCTCCCCTTGAACGTCGGGGATAAAGTCATCACACCGACCGTTTCCGACCCGGAGCAGCGCGGCATTGTCACCGCAATCAACATAAAAGAGCCGAGCTTCCCGTGCCGCACCATCGACACGTACTACACGGAGGGCGAATGATGGGAGTGAGGGAGCAGATCGCAAGCCAGACCGAAATGATTCTCCTGTACCTTCAAACACACGGTGCCATTACGCCGCTTGATGCACTTCGGGAGTTCGGATGTATGCGCCTTGGCGCTCGGATTTGGGACCTGAGAAAGCGCGGCGTTCCCATTGTCACCACCATAAAGGAAAGCAAAAATTCCTTCGGCGCTACCGTGCGTTACGCCGTTTACACACTTTTGAAACCGGAAAGGAGTACCACAGATTATGAGCAATGATGTCCACCTCGGCGAATTGGAGCTTCGCGTCGATCAGGAAGCCCTCGCCGCCGTTCAGCAGCTTCGCATCCCTGCCAACTTCGAGGAGGTCGGCGCAGTCCTGAAGGAAAAACTTATCCCTTATTCCACGCTCATCGTCACGCCCGACACCATCCCCGATGCAAAGTCCGCAAGGGCGAATGTTAACCGCCTGCGCTCCAACATCGACGAATACCGAAAGACCGTCAAGAAGCTGCTCTCAGCGCCCGCTGCCGAGTTTGAGGCCAACTGCAAGCCCCTGATTGCCATGTGTGATGAGGCCGCTGGGAACATCGACAGTCAGGTCAAGGCATTTGAACGCCGGGAGAAAGACCAGAAGATTGCCTCTCTCCGCATCTTCTTCAATGAAAAAATCGGCGAGGATATCCGATTCCTCTCCTTCGAGGACATCCAGAATCCTAAGTGGGAAAACAAGACCTACAGCGAAGAAGCGGCGCAGAAGGACATTATTTCCGCAATAACAACCGTCCGCTCGTCTCTTAGCGCGATTCACTCGTTACATAGCCCATTTGAAGCTGTGTTAATTGACCAGTACCTCAAGACGCGTGACCTTGCCGCCTGTATGCAGCAAAATGAGAAACTGATTGCCGATCAGGAACGCTTGGAAAAGCTTCGCGAGCAAAAGGAAGCCGCCGCTAAGGCTGCCGCTGAAGCAATGGCTGCCGCAACGGAAAAAGCCGCGCAAACGACCGCCTCTGTCGCAGAGGTCGTCGGCGCTGAGCGGGAGGCAAAACTGCAAGGAGCCGCAGCGCAGGAGCAGCAGCCTTCCTCAGAGCTCCCGGAAATCAATGTGATTGACTTCCGTGTCTGGGCAACGCAAGCACAGCTCATGGCGCTGCGAGAGTTCCTGCTTGACCACGGCATCAAATACGGGAGGGTTCCCCGTGAGCATTGATATTTCGCAGCTCCCGGAAAAGGCGCAGCGGCAAATTCTTCAAAAGCTCAACCAGCAAGAAACCCAGCGAAAAGGTAGGCAAATCGCGCAGAAAATCAAGGCCGAGATGGACGAGCCTAGGAAAAACAAGTACGGAAACCAAAAAGCCGACGTTTGCGGCATCCGCTTTGATTCCAAGCGCGAAGCAAACCGTTTCCTTGTCCTCAAGGCTATGCTTGATCGTGGCGAGATCACCGACCTCCGGTTGCAGCAGAACATTACGCTCGTCGAGGGCTTCACGCTGCCCGACGGTACGCGCATCCGGCCGGTCATCTATAAGGCTGATTTTTATTACAAAGACAGCAACGGTCAGCCGATCTATGAGGATGCCAAAGGCAAGCGGAACCAAGTTTATATCAACAAGGCAAAAGAAATTGCCGATAAAAAAGGCATTATCATTCGGGAGGTGTAAGGAAGTGAATTTCTTTGGTGTTTCCGGCCGCTATCCTTGGAATGCCGCGCCTGCCGCTGAAGCGCATGTCGGAAGAAGCGTCAATCGCGATACCCCGGAGCAAATCGAACGCTGCCTGCATTGCCCCTATCCCGAATGTGTGAATTGCCTCAGAAACGCGCGCTCTCCCAATGAGGGCATGTTCGACAACCCCGGCAGACCGCATCGATTCTCTGATCAGACCTTGACCGCTCTCCTTGACGAGGGGAAGTCCCTGCGTGAGATCAGCGCGATGCTCTCTGTTACTGTTCAAGCCGTTCGGTATCGTAAGCGCAAATTAGAGTGTAAATCTAAAACGAAATAAGAGGTGTTTTATAAGAATGAAAGCAAATAACCAGATTTCCGCCGCAAGACCGGCCGCTCCTGTCACCAGCTTTACCAGCTACGTAAACCAAAATGCGATTGTTGCCGGTCTGACCAAGCAGGTCGGCGGCAGCGCCGAAAAGGCCGCGCGGCTCATTGCCACCATGAAGCGCATCGTCTCTAAGTCTCCCAAACTGCAAAACTGTGACCCCGCCTCCATCGTTTCCTCTGTCCTTTACGGTGAAATCGGCCTTGACCTGTCTGAAGAATTCGGCGAATACAGCGTCGTTCCCTACGGAACAAAGGCTGCCTTCCAGATCGGCGCAAAGGGTTTGCAGCAGCTTTCTATCCGCTCTGGAAAGTACTCTGCCATCGACTGCTTCGATGTGCGTCAGGGCGAATACAAGGGCAGAGACCCCCGCACCCGCGCCCCGATCTTTGAGTGGATTGAGGACGACGACGTGCGCGACCAGCTCCCCATCGTCGGCTACTACGCGTTTTTCATGCTCAACGACGACTACAACAACTATTTCCAAGCTATTTATTGGACACACGAAAAAATTCTTCGCCACGCAGACAAGTATAGTAAAGCGTTTAACAGAAAGACTTATGACATGATTCTGAATCACGAGCTGTCCGACGAAGAAATTGCAAAGAAGCAGTCCGGCTCTTCGTGGTATGCACTGCCCAATGAGGAACCGCACATCAAAATGTGCAAGAAAACCATGTACAAGCAGCTGCTGTCCGACGGCCGCGCCCCGAAATCCATCCGCGAGGCAATCGCCATTGACAGCGCGCCGGAAAAGGACGGCGAAGCGCCGATTTTGGACGCTCCGAACCCCATTTCCGGTGCTCTGATTGATGCTACACCCGTTGATTCGCTTCCAGATGCCTCTGAGAGCGCGAATTTTGACGCTGGTGAAACGATTGATGTTCCGGTGTCTAATTTCACCCCGGAAGCCGAAAAGCCGTCTACGGCGAAAAAAATGGCATCTCCGGCGCAGGAGAGCTTTTTCAATGACTGACCATGCTGATAACCGCCGCCGTGTCCGCGCCGATGCGGCGGCAAAGGAGGGAACAACATGAAATACGGCGGATTATTCCGAACGCCGCTGATTACCGACGATAGTGGGGTACAGCACTGGTCGTGCATTGCTTGGGGCGAGGTCACCCGCAATTCCGTCGAGAAGTGCCGAAGCAAAAGCCCCTACTGCGAGTTTGCTCTCCGGCTGAAGAAGGGTATTTTCCTCAACTGCATCATCCGTAAGCGGTCGTCGGTGTACGACATCGCCAAGGGACTTGAAGCCGGCGACTACATCGTCGCATTCGGCACCTACACCGAGCGCCCCTACATCACCAAGAGAGACACCAAGTACAGCGTGGCCGGAACGGAAAAGGTTTCCCGCAGCTTTGAAATCAGCTTTTTTGTCCCCGGTCAATTGCTGAATACGCTGTTTAACAACCTCTACGGCGTTTTCGACGCGCCGCCCGACCCGATGCTCTCGGCAAAGGACGCAAAGAAAAAGCCGCGCAAGCCAAAAAAACGCGACAGCACCTACGACAAGCTCCCCGACTTCGGTGCTCCGCCCGATTGGGGCAATCCGGAGCTCGATCCGAGCGATCACGAGCAAACCGAACTCGCTGACACGAACCCCTTCAGCGACGACGAAGATGAAAGGAATTGGTATTAACATGCTCAACAAATGCATTTTTGGCGGCCGCCTCACCAAGGAACCGGAGATGCGCCGCACCCCGTCCGGTATTGCAGTCACCACGTTCACCATTGCCGTCGATGAGGACCGGCGCTCCGACTCCGGCGAAAAGGAAGCCCAGTTTATCGAATGCGTCGCTTGGCGCGCTACGGCGGAGTTTGTTGCCAACTCCATGCACAAAGGCAGCCTCGTCATGGTCGTCGGACGCTTGCAATTCCGCTCATGGACAGACCGTGACGGCAACAAGCGCAAGACCGCAGAGATCAACGTCGAGAATATCTACTTCGGCGAGAGCCGTGCGAGTAACACCGGCGCTTATCCTGCTTCTGCCGCCACAGCAGCCCCGACCAGCACAGCTGGCACCGCCGACTATACCCTGATGACCGACGACCCCTCCGAGTTGCCCTTCTGACCGGGAGGGAGTGTGAATGGCACTACGAAATCAGCCATACCTTCCGCTCTATGTTCAGGATTTTTTGAGTGACGAAAAACTCAACGAATGCAGTGCCGAGAGTACGGGGGTCTACATCCGACTTATGTGTCTCCTTCACAAGTCCGAAACATACGGTTCTATTTTGTTGCGACAAAAAGACAAACAAAACGAGAACAAAATTACAGATTTTGCCGTTAAACTTTCTCGACAAATGCCATACACAGTGGATGTAATCAAGCGGTCACTGGAAGAACTGCTCGAAGAAAACGTAATTCAGTTAAATGGGGATTCGCTTTCTCAGCGCCGTATGGTGAAAGACGGAAAACTCAGTGATATCAGGGCTTCAGCAAGGCGAGGGAAGGCAGTAGAAAAACAAAAATCTGAGTTTTCTTCCGATTTTGATACGAATTTTGTTGCGACAAAAACCACAACAAACGCTGAAAATGAAAATGAATATGAAACTGATAATGAAAATGGTAATGAAAATGGTAATAAGAAAGAGATACAGTCTGTAATTGATGCATGGAATTCCATCGGCGTGAAGCAAATCCGGGCGATTGTCGAAAACACAGATCGGTACACGTGGCTGAAAAGGCGAATAAAGGACTACGGGCTGGAAAGTGTGCTGAAAGCTGTTGAGAACGTTAAATCTTCCGATTTTCTCATGGGGCGCACGAAGGAAGGCTTTGACATCACGTTTGACTGGTTCATTCGTCCAAACAACTTCCCAAAGGTTTTGGATGGGAATTACGAAAACCACGAAAGGAGGGAATCTGGTGGAGGGAATCAAGGATTTTCTCAACCAACTACGCGGTACGGGCACTACGTTTAAGCCTCTTTCTCCCAGAGAGTATGCCCAATTCCGAGTAAACAGTATAAATGACGATATTGGTCGGCGCAACGAGGAAGACGGTTACGAGTGTCTGCTGTGCAAAAACAAAGGCTATATCGCCAACGTGGTGGAGTTTGATGATGGGACGTTCAGCCACAGCATAAGCGATTGCAAATGCATTCCTGTGCGGAACTCAATCCTTCGGATGCGGCGCAGCGGCCTGAAAGATATCATCCGAGACTACACGTTCGACAAATTTGAGGCAACAGAACCGTGGCAGGAAGCTTTGAAGAAAGCAGCCATGACCTATGCTGAAAGCCCAGAAGGATGGTTCTTCGTCGGCGGACAAGTTGGCTGCGGCAAAACTCACATCTGCACAGCAATCTGCCGCGAGTTTCTGCTTGCTGGAAAAAACGTAAGATATATGCTGTGGCGCGATGAAATTGTCGCGATAAAAGCTAACGTTGGTGACTCGGAAACTTACAAGAAGATGGTCGATGTATACAAGACGGTCGATGTCCTCTACATAGACGACCTCTTTAAGACAGGCAAATCGCCAAATGGCGACTATCAAAAGCCGACCATTGCAGATATCAACGTCGCGTTTGAGATTCTGAACTTCCGGTATTCCAACCCCAAATCCATCACGATCATTTCGACTGAGCTGACAGAGGACGAACTGCTCGACATTGACGAGGCGGTAGGTAGCCGAATCTACGAGCGGGCCAAGGGCAGCGCTATCACCGTAGGAAAAGACCGGGCGAGAAACTACAGGCTGAAAGGAGCAACGACAATATGACAACCAAAAATTTGAAGGAGGAAATTAACGTGGAAAACAAGTATTACATCATCCGAGGCGACCGGAGCGGCGTGTTCTTCGGGCAGATCGCCGGTCGGAACGGGCGGGAGGTCGAGCTGCGGAATGTGCGGAAGCTGTGGCATTGGGAGGGCGCCTGCGCGGTGGAGCAGCTGGCGGTAGACGGCGTGACGAATCCGAGCAGCTGCAAATTTACCGTGGTTGTGCCGGAAATGGTTGTCACGGACGCAATCCAGATTTTGCCGTGCTCGGATAAGGCGGTGAAGATTCTGGGTGAGGTAAAGGTATGGAAGCGCTGAAAACGGCGGCGGAGCGGTTCGCTGAGGCTGTAGACAGCATCGGCCGCGGCGACGGCTCCGGCGGCGGCTCCAGCTACGGCGACGGATTAGGCTCCGGCGGCGGCTCCGGCTACGGCGGCGATGACGGTTCCGGCTACGGCGACGGCTACGGCTCCGGCTACGGCTCCGGTTGCGGCCCCGGCTACGGCCCCGGCTACGGCTCCGGCTACGGCTACGACAAGGGGGTTGTGTCCTTTTGCGGCCAAAAGGTATATCAAATTGACGACGTTCCAACGCTCATTGACCATGTACACGGGAACGCTGCCAAGGGGCGAATTCTTTGCGACGACCTCTCGACAGAGGATTGCTACATCGTCAAGCAGGGCAGCCTTTTTGCCCACGGGAAAACGCTCCGCGCGGCGATGGATGCGCTGCGGGACAAACTGTTCGAGGATATGCCGGAGGAGGAGAGAATTGCCGAGTTCGTCAAGGCGCACGAGTGGGGAAAGCAATATCCCTCGGCAGATTACTACGGCTGGCATCACAGGCTGACCGGCTCCTGCGATATGGGGCGGTCGGAGTTCGCCAAGCGCCACGGATACAAACTCACGGATGACGAGCTGCTGACGGTGGAGGAGTTTATCAAGCTCACAGAAAACAGCTACGGCGGCAGCGTGATTCGGAAACTGAGAGAGGCGTATGAGGAGGAAGCGACATGACAAAAGATGAGATTGTTAAGGCACTGCGGGCGTGCGGAAGACGGTCCTGCGGAGATTGCCCATATTGCAAGAGATTGGACTGCGACACAATGATCTTTGATGCCGCCGACCTGATCGAGCAGCAGGCGGCACGAATTGCGGAGCTGGAAGCGAAGGTGCCGAGGTGGATTCCGGTGGAGGAGCGCTTGCCAGAAGTGCACCAAAATACAAGAAAAAGCGAAGCTATGCTTGTGTATACGAGGCGAAAGCTCTTTATGGTAGCGATTTGGAACGGAATAGACTGGCTTGCCCCAACGGACTTTTGGGACGCTTGGGGCGACGAAATTGTTTATTGGATGCCGCTGCCGGAAGCGCCGAAGGAGGGAGCATAATGAAACGACTGACGAAATACGAAAGGCTCGGCGGACATATACGCGCAATCCCGACAGGCGATGTAGGCCGCGCGATGATACGCCTTGCGGCTTATGAGGACGTTGGGCTGTCACCGGGCGAAGTGGCTAGCCTGTGGGCTGAATGGGACGCCATGATGCGAGTGCTTAACAGCATCGGCAGCTATGACCGCTTGCGTGAGCTGGCCGAGGCCGACAAGGAGGGACGCGCAGTTATCCTGCCGTGCAAGGTTGGATCGACCGTGTATACCGAGTTTTGCGACAAGGTAGTTGAGAAGCGCATCGGGCAGTTCCATGTGAACGGCTATACGGAACCGCGCCTCTGGGCTGACATCGACTGCGACTGGACAAGTACGCAGTGTGTAAGATGGGATTTGGCGGTCGGCAAGACCGTATTCCTAACCCGCGAGGAAGCGGAGGCGGCATTGAAGGAGGCACAAAATGGCTGACCGTTACACAAGCCGCGAGTGGCTGTTGAAAGAGCTGAGCGAATACAAAAACCTCAAAACGTGGAACACCGAGGTCTGCGATCCCGACACGATTCTGCGGGTGCTGCAAGTAATCGAGAACATCATAAACAGAGCTCCGGACATCGGCCCGAGGCAATACGGGAACAAAAAACTGGAAGTAAAAAATGCTGCGCTGAAGTTCCAGCTCGAGCACCTAAAAAGACAGCACCAGCACGACGACGAGAACTACGTTATGGCCGAAAGCGTGAACAATATTATGCCGATGGGGTTTTACAAAGGGCGCGTTCAGGTTGAGGAGCAAGTCATCGACTGGCTGGAAAGGATGGTAAGGGATGGTTGAACTTAAGGCTTGTCCCTTCTGCGGGTCGGCGAACATCAGCATGCTGGAAAGATATACGATGTGCGGGACGGTGTATTACGTCGCTTGCGGAGGTTGCTTCAATCGGACAAAAGAGTCCGAGGACAAAGACAAAGTTATAGACGCGTGGGAAAGGAGGATTGACGATGGATAATGCTAATCTGAAGCCCTGCCCGTTCTGCGGCGGCAGAGCTTCGCGAGGCATCGGGGCAATCGATGAATGTGAAAATCCGCATTACTTCGAGGTGCAAGCCCATTGCGAACAATGCGGCGCAGAAATCAGGCATCGCTATCATATTCCGCGCTGGGTTAAAAATCCAGAACGAGAGGCAAAGCGTTATATTTCTAGTTTGTGGAACAGGAGGGCTGACAATGGCAACAAAACTGATATGTGATCGCTGCGGCGCGGAAATCTATCCAAAGATCTCTGTAACTTACGCAGGCATACGGCTGCGAAAGAACGACATAGACGACAACGACTATGAATTGTGCGTTTCGTGTGCGCACGAGCTGCAGGAATGGTTCCACGGAGGAAAGGAGGGTAACGATGGCTGAATACGTCGAAAGAGAAGCACTGATAGCGCATATTAAGGATTTGCCTACTTGTTGGGCAGACGCTGGCGGCGTGTATGGGAGAAGCATGAAATATCCAGAGGGGATGTTTGATTGCGAAGATGTTATAAGTTCGGTTGAAAACGCGCCCGCCGCCGACGTTGCGCCGGTGGTGCATGGGCATTGGATTAAAGACGATGATAGTTTTCATACAGATGATGATTATTATTGTTTCTATTTTGACCATACTTGCAGTGAATGTGGCGAGATTGTCAATGACAGATATAAATTGCCAAATTATTGTCCTAATTGCGGATGCCGCATGGACGGAGGCGACAACGATGCGAAATCCATGTAAGGACTGCATTTATTACCACAATGAGAACAGGACTTGTCAGTCGAAGAAATGTGCTACTGGTGGTAATGGAAAAGTGTCTTGGGTCGATAGACTGCTTTGTTCTCCATGCAAAGTAAGCCCAGACTGGTTTTGCTGGAATGGGGAACGAAAGGACGGTGATGATAATGCGGGTGATTGATGCGGATGCGTTTCTTGCCAGAGAAATCAAGCGATGCCACTGTGTTCCATTGGTCGGCTCTGGCGATAGGGACTACGAGTCCTTGAAATGGCTCTTGCAGCAAGAACCGACTATTGATGCAGTATCGGTTATCCGGTGCGAGGATTGCCGGTACTGGCAGGACAACAACGGCGGCTATCCGAACGAAGAATGCCGATGGCGGGAAGACGAAACGCCGGACGCGGACGACTTTTGCAGTTACGGAAAACGAAAGGACGGTGACGCGTGATGGAAAGATTTATGTTTGCTCTTGGGGGAACGTCAAAATCCGAAAATTCGCTTTATGATGAGAGCGGCGCTGCATACCGGCAGATGGTGCCGAAGGAATTGAGACATGACGCGGCGCGGCGGTCAGGCAATACCTGCGACGGCTGCAAATGGAACGGCAAGCGCTATCAAAAATGCTCCTGCTGCCGTCGAAATCGGAACATGAAGGACAATTACAAGGAGGAGAATCATGGTTAACCAGAGTACATTGAAAAAGTTGTTCCACGCATTCCCAAAAGCAATCATTAACGGCCAAATCGAGTTTGTTGCCGACCCGAACCCGCGTGTGAATTCCTATTTTGCATTGGGAAAGTGCGAAACGGAAGAAGATGTGAGGGTAAAGTGCCTTGAGTGGTTATCACGGGAGGCGTGTGAATCTTGCCATTACAGCGTGGAGTGGAGAAACAAAGAGGTACATGAGTATCATCTTCGTGGGATTAACGAATTTTGCGGCACATCGTTTTCCGAGACTGATATCACCGTTATTTATGAGTGGTTGTGGAACGGAATCGACACGGAACTGGCAAGGCGTTTCGTCAAAAGCGGCTACAAGATGGATGTTCTGCCGGGGTTGCACATGGCAGGGGGTGCGTTAGCTTGACACTTGATCGCGCGATCGAAATCCTTGACCCGGAGCATCGGGAGCACTACGAAAGCATCGACCCCGTCAACGAGGCTTGCCGTATGGGAATGGAGGCTTTACAGAAAATCCGTGACGGGAAGCTCGTCGAGGTCGTCCACTGTTATGAATGCTCGTTTGCCAGCCCCGTAACCGATGAATACGGCGACGCGGTCGGCTGGTTCTGCTCTTTGACTGGGGTCGAAAACGAGGAAGATGGCTACTGCCACAGGGGAGAATGGGATGGCAAAACAGGACTGTAACGTATACGAAATGAGAAAATCCGGCGAGGCCGGTGTCTGTTCCTCCATTCCATACTGCGGCTATACGCCCGCCCAGCTCAAAAGACTTGCCAAGGCCGGGTACAAGCCCTACCTGAACGGGAAGCGCATCGAAATCCCACCTGAAAAAAAGGAGACGAAAAAAATGACGCCAAAGTGCAATGTCGTTCTGAGAAAATACACCTTCTCCGCCGAGCTGCACGGGGAAAAGACCGAATTCTGCGTGCTGGCCGAATCCCTTGCAGCTGCGAAGCTCCGGCTTCCACGCAATGTGAAGAAAGTAAAACTGATGAAGGAGGAAAATCCAAATGCCGAACGAGAATGAAGAAATGCTCAAGCTCGCCAACAATCTCGGCGAGTACATCTGGGCGAAGTGCATCAAGCCCCGCATGGAGAACGCCGTGACCTTCTACCGCGCCAAAGTGACCTCCGCAGCCCGCAGCGGGAAAATGGGAGTCACGCAGCCGTTTTCCGACGAAATCCAGCTTCCCTATGTGGGCAGCGCAGCCAATCTTACCGTCGGTCAACAGTGCGTAGTCGTCCAGTTCGGCTCTGCGTCCAATGCTGTGGTCCTCGGCGACGCAACGCTCTCCAATCTGTAAAAAGGGTGTGTCACAAACGGTAGCCCAGCCAACCAAATCAAAAAAATATTAGGAGGTAAAAATGAGCAAAGAAATCCAAATCTTTAAGAACGACGAGTTCGGCCAAGTCCGAACCACCACAATCAACGGCGAACCGTGGTTCGTCGGAAAGGATGTAGCGGACATTCTGGGCTACAGCAACCCCAGAGATGCCATCGCTAAGCACGTAGATGACGATGACCGGAATACCGTCGCGATTCGCGACGGAAAAGGCAATCCGAATCAAACCATCATCAACGAATCCGGCCTCTACGCCCTCATTATCGGCTCCAAACTGCCCACTGCGAAGAAATTCAAACGCTGGGTCACGTCCGAGGTTCTTCCGTCCATTCGGAAAACCGGCTCCTACACAGCCGACCCCTTGCAGAAGCAGCGGCTTGAGATTGACCTGAACAACAGCCGCGCCAATGTTGCCGCCCTGTGGCTTGAGATCGGCAACCTCGCAACACCGGAATATAAGCAGGTGTGCAGCAGCTACGCCAGCTCCGTTCTATCCGGAGGCAAGGAGGTCATCCCGCTGCCGGAATGCAAGATCGATCGCTACTATTCCGCCGCCGAAATTGCCGCCGCACTCGGTATCACCGCAAACCGCGTCGGAAAAATCGCCAACCAGAACGGACTCAAAACCGCCGAATACGGCAAGTGGTTCTTTGATAAAAGCCCCTACAGCAACAAGGAGGTCCAGACCTTCCGCTACACCCGAAAGGCTGTTGATGCCATCCGAAAACTCGTCTGAAAAATATTTTAGAAATTTCTAAAAAACCTCTTGACAATGTTGCTAGCAACTGATATAATGCAACTGTAGACACGAGGAAACAAAGCGTGCTACAACAAAAAAGCAGGGAGGAAGAAGCTATGACAGCGCTAGAGAAGTTTGACGCGGCGACGTCAGCCTACCTTCAGAACTTGAGAATGAAGAACACATCGGAAAAGACGTTGCGCAACTATGCAACGCGGCTTACGCTGTTCCGGAGCTACTGGATTTCCAACTGCGAGAGCGCAGAGCCGGAAACCGACCCGGATTATTCCGTGATTCTTTCTTGGCGTGATGCCATGCTTAACGGCGGCAAAAAGGCCACGACCGTTAAGCAGTACCTCAACGAGCTGTCGTACTTCTTCTCTGCTTTTCGTAAGCCTCTGTTCGGCCGGGAGCTTCAATACCCCGTTAATCCGGTCGAGCCGGAGTTTTATCCGAAAACGGAGAGCCGTCCGTATGACATTATTTTGCCCGACACGAAACTTTCCCGTCTGGTCGTCAACGAATGCCCCGCGTCGCAAATGAGAGCGATGTGGCCGCGAAATTACGCCATCACGGCAATTCTACTGACGAGTCAGATCAGAAATTCGGAATTGCTCGACCTTCGTCTCTGCGATCTCGACTTTGAAAACGGTGAGATCAACGTCGAGCACGGCAAGGGCAACAAGTACCGCTGCGTGCAGTTCACGCCCTTTGCCCAGAGCGCCGTCCGGCTTTATCTGGCCTCCGGCATTCGTCCGGCTGATGCTCCCGATACCGCGCCTTTGTTCGGCACGACCGCCGCGCATGAATTCGGCACCTTCACCAGCGGAGAAGCGCAGTGGCACCGGGGAAGCAGTCAGTGGCTGTCCTCCGTTGTCGAGCGCCACGTCAATTCCGTCACCGGCGTTCCCGGTGTCCGGACGCACGACCTTCGTCATATCGGCAGCCGACTTCTCCTGAATGCCGGTGCCAGCATGGAATTTGTCCAGTCCGAGCTTGGTCACGTCTCCATCACCACGACGCAGCGCTATTGCGGTCGTCTGATGCAGCGCCGGGGTCAGAACTCCGCAAAGGAAGTCCTCGCCGCAATGGCAAAAGAAGCGCTCAGAAACGAAAAGCGCATGAGCCTTTCCACCGCTGTCTGATGCACTTATGCGAAACTGGTCGAAATTGACCATGTTAAGAAAAACCGGATGCTCGACCTGAAGGATCGGGCATCCGGTAGGGAAAGCATCAGGTATTTACCAATCGTGGCGTAAAGCCCCTGCCTTTAGGCATGGGGATATAAGCCACACTTTATTTCCCCGTAAAAAGTAGGTCTTGCATTAGATGCCTTAATGTGGTATAATAATTCCATGAAATATAAGAACAACAACAACGTGGTGTACTCTTGCAAGTACCATGTGGTCTGGTGTCCAAAATACCGCCGTAAGGTCTTGGTCGATGGTGTCAATGCCCGCTTGAAGGAACTCATAGATGAAATTTGTCATGAACTCCACATCGATGTCATAGAGATGGAAATTATGCCAGATCATGTGCATTTGCTTATGGAAGTAGACCCGCAATTCGGGATACACAAAGCCGTAAAACAAATAAAAGGGCGTACTTCTCGGATTCTGAGACAAGAATTTAGCTGGCTTCAGTCGCGGCTCCCATCGCTGTGGACTAACTCGTATTTTGTATCTACTGTTGGCGGTGCGCCATTGTTAGTCATCAAGCAGTACATAGAAGGCCAGAAGAATGTGTGAGGTTCCGAAATGGAATATAGCTACAAATTCCGCATCTATCCCAATATCGCACAAGCGCAACAGATACACCGGACATTTGGCTGCTGTCGTTTTGTTTGGAATCACTATCTTGCACAGCGAATAGAGGCATACAGGGAAACAGGAAAATCTCCCACACGATTCACGCAAGACAAAGACCTGACGTCTCTGAAGAAACAGGAGGAAACCATCTGGCTGCGGGAAGTTGATGCAACCGCCCTGCAATCCTCTCTGCGGGATTTGGATACAGCCTATCAGAACTTCTTTCGGCGGGTCAAAAAAGGCGGGAAACCCGGATACCCAAAGTTCAAGAGCAAGCGAAACCATCGACAAAGCTATAAGAGCAAGTGCGTTGGCGCAAATATCAAAGTATTGGAAGGCTCTGTACAGCTCCCCAAACTGGGAAAGGTAAAATGCCGGATCAGCAAGCCTGTAGAGGGGCGTGTTCTGTCCGCAACCGTCAGCCAGACCCCAAGCGGAAAATACTTCGTAGCCCTGTGCTGTACAGACGTTGATATGGAGCCGCTGCCATCTACAGGGGCGGTGGTCGGCATCGACATGGGGCTGAAAGCATTTGCAATCACCTCCGATGGTGTGGAGTATCCGAACCATAAGTATCTATCCAAGAGCCAGAAGAAACTTGCAAAACTCCAACGGCAACTCTCCCGAAAAACAAAGGGGAGCAGCCGCCGGGAGAAAGCAAGGCTTCAGTTGGCAAGACTGCATGAGCACGTCGCCAACCAGCGACAGGATATGCTCCACAAGTTGTCCACTGACCTTATGCGCCAGTACGATCTGATCTGCATTGAGGACTTGGCGCCCAAGAACATGGTCAAGAACCACAGGCTGGCCAAGTCCATCTCTGATGCATCGTGGGGTGAGTTCCGGCGGCAGTTGGAATACAAGTCAAAGTGGTATGGAAAACAGGTGGTCACGATAGACCGCTTCTTTCCGTCCAGCCAGCTTTGCTCTGTATGTGGTGCTCAGTGGCCCGGAACGAAAGACCTTTCTGTGCGGGAGTGGTTTTGCCCGGTTTGCGGTACAGTCCACGGCCGGGACATCAACGCCGCGAAGAACATCCTCAACGAAGGTCTGCGCCTGCTGGCGTAGATAGAATATATGGTAGGGCGGGACACGCCCGAACCGATACGCTCGGGGAGACCATGTAAGACCTCTCATGGTGAAGGCTACGGTCAGCGAACCGAGAATCCCCCTGCTTTAGCCGTGGGGAGTGTCAATTTGTCAGGCACCTCCTGTGGGAGAAGCCCTAGGGAATCCAACAAGCGCATAAGCTCCGCGCGACGCTCCGGCGATTTCAAAGCCGCCCGAATCATCTCGACGATCTGTTTTTCGGTGTAGCCCTCAAACATGCCGAACACCCCCTCAAACGCTGGGATAGAGAGAGCGAAAGAACTCGCGCCCCTTCGGAGTAACAAGCGTCTGCACCCCGTTCCAGTCGGACGAATTGTTGAACGCTTCCTTAATCTCAAGGTAGCCGTTGTTCCGCTTTTGATAGGGAAGCAGCCGGCCGCGCTTATCCCGATAAAGGTAACTGTCCCGCAGGAGGTTGTCAATAAATTCCTTCTGCCGCATACCGAGCAGCTTTGCCGTGTCGCGGAAATTCATCAGCCCGCCGCGTGCCATGCAGTCATCAAAATAGTCTGCCTTCGGCTGCGCGATCGCCAAATCCACGGCAAGCGCAGAGTTTTGGATTTCGAGGGCCTTCCGCTTGTCGGATTCCTCCTTCAGCGCAGAAACGATCTGGAACAGCGCATCAGGATTGCACAGCACCTCTTGCAGCTTCTCCTGCGTCATGTACGCCCCGTGCTTCCGGATGGAGGGCAGAACTTCCTCCGTCACCCAGTCGGTAAACTTTTCGGCGGTAGGCAACTTCGACCCGAACACAAGACGGTAAACGTCGCTTTCGGGGATGAAAAGCATAGATTGCTGACGACCTACCGAATCGGTAGTACATCTCTCTATAATTGCCTTACAGTGCCGGTTGACATCGCGGCTGGGATTCTGATACCCAAGCGCTTTCGCAACGTCACTGCCACAGAAAAGGACCTTGTCGTCCTCGCAAATAGTACGGACGGTGCCGAACTCAGGATTATTAAAAACTTGAATCTGATTATTCATAATTCCTCCTTGATTTTTCCCCAGAGGAATGATAGAATAGATTTACCAATTCCTTCAGGAGTTGTGTTGAAATAAGGCAATCGGTTTTAGCTTCCTACGGCAGGCCGATTGTCTTATTCTATTTTTCTTGGGAGAGAAGCAGATGAACACCGCGCCGGATTGCTTCTGTTCTCGTGATGTCGTGTTTTTGACAGTATTGCAGTAGCTTTGCGTTCAGCTCCTTGTCAAATCTTACCTTCACATCAACATCCTTCGGATTCTCCGACTTCGGTCTCCCAGCCTTCGGAGCCATAATTTCACCTCGCATTTCTGTGTTCCGATAATTCAATTATATTTCCGGAACGCAAAAATGTCAAGAAAATATTTTGCGGCATAATGTACAAAATCACAGCACCAGAATTGTGCATTTCAACCATAGATAGAAGGACTTCGGACGTGACCCACTTGCGAAAGGGCTTCGCTTCTGGCTTGTCGGAACGGAGAATGACGTTGTAGAGTCCGGATTCGTTGATAATGCTCATGTTTTGCCGTCCGCCAAGGGTGTCGATTTGGCCGACCCCCTTTTCATCGGTGTCAAGGCGAGCGTAAACATCAGCTACATTCCCAATGGAAAGGATTCCGCAAACGTCTTTTAAGACAAACCACGGTTCGCCATCTTTCTGAACGGTTCTGACTTCATGGTCGTTGTAATTGAAAATCTGGATTTCGTTATTCATAATAGCTCCCTTTCAAAACAGTGTTTGACAAGGAAGCCCTATCTGAGTATAATAGATTTCAGATGGGGCTTCCCCGTCGTTTGGGTAGATGCAATCCGGTCATTTGGTCGTGGACGGGTTGCATCTATTTTTTCTTAGCCGTTACCTCTTTGTACAGGGAATCCACCATTTCTTCAAGCAATTCGGTCTTGGTTTTTCCCGTGGCATCAGAACATTCTTGAAATTTCCTGACGGTTGTTTCGGTTGCCCTGAGTGCGATTTGCTTGTTTTTTGGCTCTGTCCCAACGATAGGACGGCCTGTTTTCGGCGGCATACTCTCACCTCACTTCACTTTCGCCTAGACAAAATATAACATACGCCTAGGCATATGTCAACCCCATTCTCAAAAAATTTTTTCGTCACGGCGCGCAATCATAGAATCGTTGTAGCCAGTAAAACAAAACGAGCGGAGCCCCGTAATTGGGATTCCGCTCGTTTTCCCTATAACATCAAATTTGAGCAAAAATTATCATCTGCATAATTTTATGATAAGATATTGACTTTTTCTTATCACAAGCGTATACTATAGCCAGAAAGAGAAGCCGAGGTGATTCCTATCCGTACCGAACTTTCGCCAGACGATTACAAAAAAGCGCAAGAATTCATTAAGAGGATGAAGCCGCTGCTGGCAACCGGCGACATCAAGGTCATTCCAAGATGGAAAAATAAAGAACTGCAAGAGAAGTATCGTCTTTCGCACAAAGAACAGTGCGATATTTTGAAAATGCTTTCGGCAGAGGATTGCGTCGAGATTTCTCCAAATGATAACCCGCGATATGATATATCTGCCGAGGTCTACAAGTTTTTCAAGGATGCCGAGCTTTTATACTTTGGCGAACCTGAATTAGTAAAACTGTACTTGAAACTATATATCGAGACGCGTACTGCGTATGATATAGTTATGGTAATTTCATTTCACGAAAAAGGGAAATATGACCAATAATTGCCAAGTGAAGTGAAGGGAGCAACTTCTATGAACGATATGAATACTTTTTGTGTCAACTGCGGGGCTGAAACAGAATATGAAGTAAAGTCGCGGAAAATCGAACAGACCGTTCGCGGAATTACATTTAGCTATGTCGAACGAACTGCTTACTGCACTGTTTGCGGCGAGGAAACATATGTTGCTGAAGTAAACGACGAAAACGCTATTGCGGCACATGAAGCATACCGCAAAGCCGCCAACCTGATCACTGTCGCGCAAATTGAACAGATTCTCCAAAAATACAACATCGGCGCTGGCCCACTTGCGAAACTGCTGGGTTTTGGCGATGTGACCATCAACCGCTACGTCGGCGGTCAGCTTCCGTCAAAGGCGCATTCTGACCTCTTGAAGGAGGTGCTGTCCTCGCATGACGTGATGGGGAAGTACCTTGAGGAAAACAAGGACCGTATCACGTCCGTTGCCTACGCAAAATGCAGGGCGGCGGTAAACAAGATTTCCGTGCTGTACGGTCGCGACAAGATTGCGCTGGTTGCAAGGTATATGCTGCACAGAGCCGAGGAAGTTACCCCTATGGTGCTCCAGAAACTGCTGTATTTTGCGCAGGCGTTCTTCCGCGCATTGTACCGTACCGACCTTTTCACTGACGACTGCCAAGCGTGGGCGTATGGACCTGTTTATCCCGACATATACCGGATGTACAGCGACTGCGGATGGAACCCGATTTCTATGCCGACGATGGAAGAAGCCGAAGATTTTTCGGAGTTTACTACGCGTGAAATCGTCCTTATGAACGCGGTTGCAGATATATTCGGGATGTATTCGGGCGGCGTTCTGAGCCGAATTACGCATAACGAACGCCCGTGGATTGAAACGCGAGGCAATTTGCTTCCAAACGACCGCAGCGCGGCCACGATTGATAAGAAACTGATTGACGACTACTTCAAGAAGGTCGTCGAGAAATATCAGATCATCAACCCGTGCGACATTTCCCGCTACTGCGACGACATGGTAGCAAAACTGCGATAGGCAATCCGAGAAAACGCTCACGCATGGAACCTTGAGATAATAAAAATCGCACGGGAACACACGCCCGTGCGATTTTTGTGCGTTTTTCGTGCGTTTTTCTTAAACTCATTTCAAAAACCATCCGGATATACCGTGATTCCGATAACGAGTTCAAGTTTTCAGTCCTAAAAAGTTAAACTCATTCGTCCGATTCTTTGCGGGCAGGTTTTTCCGCCTTGAGTGCCTTGATCTCCTGAATTTCCCGGTTGGATTTTCGGAAATTCGCTCCCTCGCAGAGCCAGTACCGGCCGTTTTCCCCGACAATAGGGAATTCCTCACCGGTTTTCAGCACAAGAACGCGCTGCTTCTTCGCCATACTCTCACCTCCGTCAGCTCAGAGAATATATCTGAACGCCGTCTGCGCTGCCGATTTCTACCCAAGGGATGGTCGCCGTCTGCGTCTGCTGCGGTGTATTGTCGCCCGTCTGCATAGTAATCGCGCCGGAGATCGCCACCATCAGCACGTCGCCCTTCCGGTTCTTGAGGAACAACGTGTTCTGCGTCGTAGAAAGCGCCCAGATCGCGTCTCTTGCCGCAATGGTGTCCGTATACTCCCCGTCGGCAATTACACCGATGAGCGACGTCAGGGAGCCGCTCTGATAGTTCTGTGGGGCCCGCTGTATCGTCGGGTAGCGCGTGAAGTTGTTCCAAAGCGACGGCGCATTGTTGTTGGAGATCGCGCCGGTCGAAACATTATTGCCGAAATGGAATTCCTGCTCCACGCGGTACCTGTTATCGGCCTCCTCCACACACGAAAGCAGCGTCCAGTCCCACCAGCACGGATTGACCGGACCGGTTGTGATTGGAGCATACCAAGTTTCATCCGCGCTGTCTGGGAAGCCGTAGTAGGTGAACGGCCCTTGTCGGCTGCCTGCGGCATAATCATAAACTTCCCCTGCGTTGATGATCGGCGCAGCAACACGCGAAAGAACGCCGTCCATTGCGCGGTAGACCGTCAAAGTGCCTTGACTCGGATAAACGTCGATTGTGCCTGCGTTGAGGGTATCGCGCCCCAAATGCCATTGCGTCATGGCCACCGTCGCCGAATCTCTCGCCGCGACATAGTTTTCGATAGTGCCGCCTGTTGAAAGCCACTGGTCCACTGCTGTTTTTTTCGACGCATCGAAGGTCTGAACAAAATTGCAAGTCTGCTGTCCGGAAAGCTGGAAGCGCGACAAACTCGCCTGTTGCAGCGGAACATACGCCGCCAATTCCGAAAAACTGCCGCTCGAACTACCAATAGAAACCGTGCAGAGGACATAACTTGCCGCCGGGTAGACTGGATTATCCGATGGCCGGACGTACATCGCCACTTTTGATGCGTTGTCGTAGGATTTTGAGCCGACTTCGACCGGCTCATCCGTTCTGCTGCTGACATAGGCAACAGAAAGTTTTCCCGTGAACACCATGAGGAGCAAACTGTTGCCGTTCTCAAATCCGCTGATACTGATGGCTTCATTGTACCGTGCGCCGCCAACTTTCAGCGCTTCTGCGTTGTAGACGGCAGACCATGGTGCAGAACCCATCGCACCGATCCAATCGACCAAGCTGGAAGCCCCGGAGAGAAGCAGTTGATTGTTTGCCACCTGATACCCGCTCCCATCTGCGGGGAAATATTCCAGTCCGGACCACTTCAGGCAAACCGCGCTTCTGCCCTTTTCGCAAGAGGCGCTGAGCGTTGCCGAAGTGGGATTCATCGTGTAGGAAACGGAAAAAACGCTCCAACCCGTGCTGGCAGAGATGCCGTTGATCGTTTCCCCATCGCAGCGAATCGCGTAACTGTTTCCGGTAAAAAATCCGTCATAGCTCGTTTCGAGGCTTCCGGCACCGTAGATTCTCCCGCTATCATAAAGCGGTGCATCCAGATCATTTGCAAGCGCAATCCGCCACCGCACCCATGTCAGTGCGTCGCCCTGCGCTTGTGTATAGCTTGCTGTAAAGGTTTTTAGTCGCGTCGTTAACGGATTGCTGAAACCCGTTAGTGCAAGGACAGGCTTCGCCCGAGTAATAAATACAGACGGGCTTTTCTGCGTCACAGAGCCATCCGCCCAGAACTGTGTGATGACCATTTTGTATTCCTTGCCGTTTACGAAAGGCTTGCCGAGCATCACGGAAATCAAATCGCCCTGCGCCGGAGTTCCGGAATAGCTAATGCCGTACTGCGACAGACTGTTTCCTTCCTCGGAGCCTAAGTACCACCAAGAGCCGGCCGAATAATTGAACACATACGGAAGCAGCCGTTCAGAAAACTTCGATGCGAACACCGAAAAATCAACAGCGACATTGCTTAGTGTCTTGCTCGAATAGCTGAAATACTGGCCGTTCAGCACGTTTTTTTTCGGGATGTGGAATTCGTACCGGATAGGATTCCCAAGCGCGTCTGCCCCGCTAAACGGCGTGGCAAGCTGCTTCACAGGTGTACTGTAGACCGGCGTATTGTCGGCGTTGTTTTCGGTGATTTCGATGCTGTAGCCAGTCATCGGTGTCATGGCATTCCCGTTGACCTGCCACGCAATGGTAAGACCGTCGTTTACATCAACGGTACCGTTCCCGATGGAGTATTTCTGGTCCGGGGTAATGTTGGTCGGTTCGTATAGTGCCATTTTCTACCTCCTTACTATTTTTTATCGATGAGTGTCGCTGCCGGAAGGTCGTTGACGGAGGTCGCCGTGATCTGCATCGAGCCGTTCCACGCCAACGGTCGGGAAAATGCCGTCACAAGATGCAGCTCTCGCGGAGTTCCGGTTTTATCCGTCCTTGCGATAGAAACGAGCTTGTTTTCCTCAAGGTGCATAATCTGGGAGCATTCGATAGATACCGAGTTTTGCAGGACCGCCGCCCGCTTGAGCTTCCAGACGGCGTAATCCTGACACTGCATGTCGGTCACGTAGCCGCTCTTGCTCTCTCTAAAAGTCTTTCGCCCGATGAGGTTGACGTTTGTAGGGCTTGTCGGGTCGAGATTTTGCGCCCGTGCCGCAGGTTGGGAATAGTCCTCCAACTGTTCGCCGGTCACGATATAGTCGTTGTATACAGCGGTGTTCAGCGCGGAGTAAGTCATGCCTAACAGCGTCGTTTCCTCCGTAGAAAACTCCCAAATCAGCGCCTTTTCGGCATCTAGGATATCGTCCTGCGACGGGTCAACGCGCAGCCGACCCATTGCGTCATAGCCGACCCATGCGTTCAGCGTTTCGGCCAGTGCAAGAATGATATCTGCCTCCGTGCCGCTCTCGGAATCGACGGTGATGGTGTATGGTGTGTTGGTCAGCGCCACGCGGCCGCCATTCGGAAGCGTCTGCGTTTTTCCGTCGTAGTAGGACGTATAGACCGGATTCTGGTTGTCCACAGGGACTCCGTTGCCTCGATCGGCGGCGAGAATCGTCGTGATGGGCGCGAATACATTCGTTCCGACTGGGACCTGATGCGTCGCTTCAAGACCGCCGCGAAGAGTGCCGTCCAGATTCGCCCATTTATCCACAAGATTCAGGGAGATCGTGCTGCTGCCGGGCTTTATGGGCGTTTCCGGGTCTTTGATGACAAAAACGCCCTGTTGGATATAGAATTCTTCGCCGTCGGAGAGGATAAGTCCCTCGTCGAGCGCTACCTCCTGCCCGTACCAGAGTTTCCCGACCGAGTAGTCGTAAAGCTCGTCTGCGTTGGCGATCGTCACGGAGGCCGTGCGGCGTACCCCGTTTTGCAGATTCACCGAGAGCGTACCCTCTGCAAGAAATGCCCGGTTTCTCCGGTTGCGAGGAGAATTGTCCAGCGCAAAGGCCGTCGAGCCATCCGGAAGCAAAAACCGCAGGCGGCACAGCTTCGTGAATGGCCTACGCAGCATCCGGAGATAATCCGTATATTTTTCAAATGCCGTCAGCTCCCGCGTTGCCAGAACAGTAAAAACCTTATCCGAACAGGTAAATTCCCCGTCATTGCAGTAAAACGGTACGCTGATATATTTTTCAGCCATAATGTATCACTTCCTTGTCCCCATTCTTGAAACAAAGCAAAATCAGACCAACGGTATGCCTCCTATTTCTGCTTGTTGATTAGGTCGTTAGCTCCGAAATCGGCATCCACACTGGCTGCCCATTTCGCATGGCAAGGACAGAGCCATCCGGCCTGCCGCGATAGTCCGGAACCTGCCAGTTCCACCGCTGATTCGGAATGGTGAGATCGCCACGGTCTGCTTCATAACGAAGCAACATTTCCGGCGTGGCACCGGGCGCTGTGCATTGCCAAATTTCAAAGGTCGGTTCAATGTTAACCCTGCCTTGTTTCCAGATTTGCACGACGCGTTGCGTCATGGATGCAAGACCAAGAATGCGAACATAGTACCGCGTATCTGTTGTTGAGATGATATAATAACCTTCGCCGATATTATAATAGTCACCAGACCCGGCGACCGCCCATTCGGCGACTGAAGCTGCTCCGCTGGCCACGAAGTTGGCAGTAACATTAAACGGCTCACCAACTGCCAGCGCGACAAGCGCTTCGGCTACGTTGGACACCGTGTTGGGCGAGCTGCCAGCGTCGCCGACCTTGCCGGGGTATCCGATATCCTCAGCAGCGAGGGTAACGTTTTCCGTCAGTGACTTCCCGTTCACAGTCCTGCTTTTCGGCACTGCGCCGATGCCATCTGGGGTTTCTTTCAACGTCTCCAAACTCCAAACATTTTCGCTCGTTACTTTGAGCTGTACCGTCTGGGTATAATTGCCGGAAGTCACGTAGGTAAGCCGGAAAATCGCCGCTACCGCCGAAAAACCTTCGAGCCACAAAACCGATGTCCCGAGCGGGGAGGTTCGCAGGAAACACGCAACGGGCTTCTTTTTGCTCACCTCCGCAGAAATCTCCGCATAGGTATTGCTCGACGTGACCGTGCCGGAGCTGCTTTGCGTAGCGCTTACCACAAAAACAGCTCCCATTTTGGACAGAGCGTCGAGTGCTGCACGAACATCCATGACCTTCGTTCCGTCCACCGTGCCGGAGTACGCAACATTATACGCCTCCGGCTTCGATGCCTTATCCGCAACGGACGCAACCTCATTGATCGCCGCAACGAGCGAGGTCTTGTCCTTGGTACTGAGCGCCGCCGCGTTGCCGATGGAAAGAATCAGCTGCGCAACAGTCGCCGCCGGAAGATTGATATCTGCCATAAAACAAATTCCTCCTATTACAAATCAAATTCCGCGAGAATAGATGGTCAGGTTGTTGCTCATCTTGGCAAGGTCGTACAGGGTTATCCCGCGCGCCTGCTCCTCGGTAAAGCTCATTCCGGCAATCTGATAAATATTGCCGTTCATTTGCTGTCCGATGGAGTTGGTTGTCGTTGCGTTCGTCATGGCATTCCCTGCGCCCGCCGCTCGGACGACACCCTCGGCGCTGAACGTAGAGCCCGCTGTCTGCGCGTTCGGGTCATAGGTAAGGAGCTTCGAGATAACGTCCTCGTAGCCGCTCTTGTCCCCGTCGTATTCGGAAAGTTTCTCCTGCGCGTCTTTGACCGAATCCTTCGCCTTAGAGACATCGGAAGCATTCGCGACCCATTCCCATTGCCCGGTTTTCGAGTTGAAAACGCGGATGTTCCGCTCTTTCTGCGCGTTGGCAAGCGCCGCCTGCGCCTCCTGCACGGCGAGAATCCGCTCTTCTAGCTTGAGCTGCTCCTCCTTGGAGTCATTCACGCCGTCCTGCGAGGTTTCCAGCAGCTTATTGATGGCGTTCTGAATGCTCCACCACTCGGTGGATAGCTTCAGAATGTCGGTCTGATCGCTGCCGATGGAGCGCATATAGTTGGCCTGTGCGGCCAGCGCCTCTTGGATTTCCCGCTGTTTGGCGATTTGCTCGTCCACCGGGTCGCCGCGCTCCTGCATCAGCGCCAGCTCCTGCTTTCTCAGGGAAACCCGGTCTTGCAGCGCCTTGAGCGTCGGGTCGGTAGACGAACCGCCGCCGCCACCGCCACCACCGCCGCCGTAAGCGTTGCTGTCGAGCCTTTCCAAGATTTTCATAGCTTCCTGCATCTTGCCGTAATTGCTAAGAAGCTCTGCCTGCTCTTTGGAGAATCCCGCGCCGGAGGTTGCGCCCTGCGGTCTGCCGCCGCCAGAGAATGCGGTATATGCCGCATACATGGCAAGTGTAGCCTGAACGGCAGCGCTGGTCACGCCGCCGAGCTGGGCGACAAGGTTAT